CGCACAGGCCGCCAAGCAGGCTGCCGACGACGCCCTCGCGGGCATGACCGAGGGCGACGAGGGCTACGAGGACGCCGTGCTCGCCGCCGAGACGGCTGAAGCGGCAGTCGCGAACGCGCAGACCGCGCTCGCGGATGCCCAGGCGGAGCTCGCGGCGCACGCCTCTGACGGCGACACCAACGCGGCGACCGTCGCCCTTCCCGCGTCGCTCCCGCTCGTGGACGGCGCCAGCTACACGCTGTCGGTCAGGGCCGTCGAGGAGGTCGCGGGGCTCACGTCAGAACCCGCGACCGCGACCGTCGGCATCGCGTGGTCCCACCAGGCGCCCGTGCCGTCAGACGGCATCACGGTCACGCCGAACCAGGGAGACAGGACTGTCACGATAAACCTCGTCCCGCCCGACGGCGCCGCCGAGGGAGACGCGTACGACGTCTACAGGAAGACGCAGACGGGCTACGAGCGCATCGCGTCGGACGTCGCGCTCACCGCCGCCGTGACCGACCGCTACGCGCCGTTCGGAAGGAACGTGGAGCTCTCGTACCGCGTGTGCTGCAGGACGGCCGACGGAGACGAGGTCTTCGAGGACTACGAGTACAGCCTGCCCGCGACCACGCTCCGCTTCGACTGGGGCAACAGCTTCGTCGAGCTGCCGTGGAACCTCGAGATGTCGGATTCGTACGAGAAGCCGTTCGAGCGCAGGATGCACATGGACGGCTCGGTCAACGGCTACTTCGACGTCGGCTTCACGCGCGACGGCAGCTTCACCACCGACGTGAACAGGGCAGAGAGCCTCGAGCAGGCCAACCTCGTCCACGAGCTCGGCGAGTACTCGGGCCCGGTCTTCTGCAGGACGCACCTCGGCGCGGCGTTCCAGTGCAACGTCGACGTGCGCGACATAACAATGAAGCACGGCCAGGCAGCCATGCCCGTGAGCCTCTCGGTTCAGGCGTACGGACTCACCGACGACTTCAGGTGCTCCGACTCGGACATAGAGGAGGGGTAGATGACCGATTGGATGGGCGGCTACACCTCCCAGTGGGAGGTCCGCGAAGTAGACGTCGACACGTGGGGCGACCTGGGCCAGGTTTCCGGCATGAGGTCGATCTCCGTGTCGAGGGACGCGTCAGACCAGCTCCTCGAGACCGCGTCCATCGAGTTCGACGGCGACGGCTTCGAGTGGGCGTGGCTCAGGGTCTACGTCATAGCTGACCAGAACGGCCGCGAGAAGCACGCGATAACCACGCAGCTCTTCGAGAGGTCGTCCTCGTCGCTCGAGAAGGGCGCGCGCACAATCAAGGTCGACGGGCGCTCGGTGCTGCAGCCCGCGGCCGACAGGAAGATGGAGCGCGGCGGGTTCGCGGCGCAGGGCTCCGACGCCGCCGCCTACATAGGGCGGCTCCTCAGGGAGTGCACGCCGGCCCCTGTGGTCGTGGAGGGGTCGTTCACCCTGTCCGACGACGTCGTGTTCGACCTGGGCTCCACCTACCTCGACGCAATCTACCTGCTGCTCGACGCGGCGAACTGGTGCATCAAGATCGGCGGCGACGGCACCATAACCGTGCGCCCCAAGCCGACTGAGCCGCAGCTCGAGCTCACGATGGCGAGCGCGGGGCTGCTGATGCCCGGAGTCTCCGACGACTGGAGCATCATCGACATTCCCAACAGGTACTACGCCGTCACCGAGGACGAAACCGCCGTCGCCGAGGTCGAGGACGAAACCTCGCCGATACACAGGGCGAACCGCGGCAGGTGGGTCGACATGGTCGACGAGAGCCCGACGCTGGTCGACGGCGAGCCGCTGGAAGCATACGCGAGGCGCAGGCTGCGCGAGGAGGCCACCGTGACCAGGTCGTATTCGTACACGCGCGAATGGTGGCCCGAGGTCTTTCCGAACGACCTGGTCAGGGCGACGCTGGCCAGGAACGGGCTCGACGGCGAGCTCCGCGTCTCGAAGCAGCAGATCAGCTGCTCAAAGGGCATCACGGTCGAAGAGACGGCGGGATTGGAGGTCGTGCCATGGCAAGCATAACCTCGAGGATAGCCGCCCTGATAGAGCGGCTCGTAGACAAGAAGGTCGAGAAGGCCCTCAGGTCGCTCGAGCAGACCACCCGCGCAGAGGTCGTCGGCACGGACTCCCAGGGCAAGACGTGGGTCGTCATGGCTGGCTCAGACGAGAGGACGCCCGTCAAGACGTCGGCGGTCGAGGTGTCGCCCGGCGATGCCGTCACGGTGAAGGTCGGCAAGGGCAGGGCGGTCATCGACCGCAACCTCACCGACCCATCGGCGAGCAAATCGTCCGTCGTCGAGACGCAGGCCACGGCCAACGCGGCCATGGACAGGGCGGGCGTCGCGGGCAAGGCCGCAGCCGACGCCCAGACGTCCGCTGACACCGCCGCCGAGCAGGCCGCGATAGCCAACCTCAACGCCAACAACGCCATCATCTCCGCGGACGCCGCCGCCAAGGCCGCGTCACAAGCAGCCGATTCCGCCGTGGCAGCGGCCGATTCCGCGCAGACAGCCGAGGACCAGGCCGGAATAGCCCTCGCCCAGGCGCAGGACGCCACCCGCAGCTCCGCATCCGCGCTGGCGGGCCTCGCCCAGGTTCAGGACGTGGTTGGCGTGCTCGACTGGATGGCGCACAAGTGCAGCTTCGTCCTCACCGAAGACGCCACGGTCGATTTGCAGAAGGTCTACTACGATCGTTCCTATGTCAAGACATCGGACTCCATTTCGCTCGACGGCAAGGCGTACTTCGAACGGTCGGGCGACACCTACGCACAGGTCACGCTCAGCCCGAATGACGACCCGTCGGACATGGGCCTCTACGAGCTTCATTACGACCCGCAGGTACTAGGGGCCACCTATGTCTACGACTCTTACTTCCCGACCGAGGACACCGCGGTCGACCCCGAGAAGCAGTACTACACCGCGGGCCATGCGGAATACGATCCCGACCCGTGGACCTATACCGCCACCTCAGACGCCTACGTCGAGGAGGGCAAGCAGTATTGGCAGCTGGTGGATGGAGCGTACGAACCAGCTTCCCCCGACCCCTACGCCTACGCGCTCACCGCGGACACGACCGTGGTTTCGGGCAAGGCGTACTACGCGCTCGAAGAGGGCGTCTACGTCGAGGCCACGCCCGAAGCGCAGTCCTACGTGCCCACAGAAGATGTCGCCGTGGCGTCGGGCAAGACCTACTACGAGCTGGTCACGACCTATTCGCCGACCCAGGACACGGCGCCCCAAGAGGGCAAGCAGTACTGGCGTCGCGTGCAGGAGTACGGCCTGACCGATGACGAGACTGTCGACCCGGACAAGACCTACTACGTCCTGGTCGACGGGTCGTACGTCGCGGTCGAGGACCCCGTGGACGCCGACATCGCCACCTATTACGAGCTTCTTGGCTGGGGCTACGAGGAAGCGGCCGACCCCGACGACCTGACGGGCCTCTACGAGTCGACGACGTCGTACCAGGCCGCGACGCCGACGGACGACGAGCTCGAGGGCTGCTACGAGCTCGTGGCGAACGACCCGTCCGAGATGGGCCTGTACGAGCGTTCCCGCGCCTCCGCATCGGGCCTCTACGAGCGCACGGCCACCGACCCGTCCGAGCTGGGGCTCTACGAGCGCACGCAGGAGACCGCGCCCACGGACCCTCATGCCATCGGCCTGTACGAGCTGACAAACGTCGAGGAGGCCGTTAGGGACTACCTCATGGCCCATCTCGCCGTCACGGAGTCGGGGCTGTGGGTGATGGAGTCCCAGGGCGGCGGAAGGCTGCTCGTGAGCCCGAGCGGCGTCGATGTGTACGCAATCGACTCCAAGGGCCAGCAGGGCCTCGTAGCTAGCTACGGCGCGACGGCCACGGTCGGCAGGCAGGACGGCGCCCACATCACGGTCACCGACCAGGGCATCAAGTTCTACGACGCCAAGAACGAGGAGGTCGCGTACATCCAGACCGACGACGGCGTGTCGACCTTCTACATGACGCACGCCATCGTGGTGAAGGCCCTGCAGTTCGGCAAGTGGCGCTTCATGTCGCGATCGAACAACAACCTGATGCTGAAGTGGGTGGGATAGCATGGGATACCTGAACACATACAGCTTCTCCAAAGCGGTGACGAGCACCATCAAGACTACGCTGAACTACCGCATCCTGACGTACGACGACTACATAGACGTCATCCTCGACAACGTGGTGATGTCGTACGGTGCCGGGCTCGCGAGGGCCTTCAAGTGGTTCCCCGAAATCTGGGTCAATCTTTATCCGGACGATTTGAACCCGTTTACCTGGTCCACCACAGTAACGCTGGCAAAAGGGACTAAAACAAAGACGATAACCCTCAACAAGACCAAGAGGTTCAGCAAGACGCATGCTGCCGAGACGATTGAGGTCTTCAACGCGACATGCTATTTCGACTCGGTCGACGGGACGAAATCGTTCGGCAAGTCCGCATCCTACACACACAGCAAGGCAGCCAAGACCAGCTATTCCGTGTCATACAACGCCAACGGCGGCACCTCGACGCCAGGGGGCCAGACCAAGTGGTACGGCGAGAACATAGCTCTCGCGGGCGCGATCTCACACAACGCGACGTCGGCGGGCAGCTACGCGGTCACGCTGAACGGGAACGGGGCGGCGAACCCCGCCGCCCTCTCCGCGGCGAGGACGACCTACTGGTCGTTCGCCAGGTGGGGCACGGCCACGTCGGGCGGCACGACATACAACGCCGGCGCGACCTACTCGGGCAACGCGGGGCTCTACCTCTACGCCCAATGGAACACCTCGACCTCCACCGCCGCCGTGAAGCTGCCCACGCCGTCGAGGTCCGGCTACTCGTTCGTGCGGTGGAACACGAACAACGTCAACACCGGCTCGGGGTACGCGGGAGGGGCGAGCTACACGCCGCCGTCGGCCATAACGCTCTACGCCATCTGGAACCGCACGCTTTCGTACAACGGCAACGGCGCGACGTCGGGCGGCGTCGCGGCGCAGACCGCGATCGACACGACCGCCATCGCCGTCGCGTCGAGCAACTACGTGCGCCCCGGCTACCGCTTCAGGGCGTGGAACACCAAGACCGACGGGACCGGCACGAACTACAGCCCCGGCGGCTCGTACGCTGCGGGCCAGCCGAGCGCCACGCTCTACGCCATCTGGAAGCGCCTGCCCACCGCGTCGGCGCCCGCCGTGGAGCGTTGCGACGCCAACGGCAGGGCAGACCCCATGGGGGCCTACGTCAGCGTAGAGACAACGTGGGCGACCTACGACGACGTCCAGGGCCAGGACTGCACAATCGAGGTGCTGGCCGCCAACGGCGACGTCTCGCACAGCAGGACGGTCACGCTGTCGGGCACGTCTGGCACGGTATCGGAGGTCATGGGCGGCGACATGAACCCGAACGCGGCCTACAGCGTGCGCGTCACGCTCAAGGACGCCGAGCTGGACCAGCAGTCGTTCAGCACGACCCTGTCGGCTGCGAGCGGCTACTTCGCGCCGCGAGCGGACTCGGTGCTCGCCCAGAGGTGCCTGCCCGACTGCACGCTCGACGACGAGGGCACGTGCGCCCTCGTGACGGTGGGGTGGTCGGTCTTCGACGGCAGCGCGGGAACGACCTTCGCACCTTCGGTCACGGGCACGTGGAAGGACTCGAACGGCGACCCGATGGCGGGCGCGGCCTACACGATGACCATGCCTATCTCGGGCCCGGTGTCTGGAACGACCATGTCGGGTACGGCGCAGCTGCTGTTCTCGGGGCTGCAGCCGACGTCCGACACGGCGGTGCAGGACAACAAGCCCTACTTCACGCAGGCGGGCGAGCGGGTGCTGAACCCCGTGAGCGCGGACATAGCCACGTACTACGAGTCGGCCAACCTGTTCTCGGAGGCCGAGACGTACAGCTTGAACGTCTCCGTCACCGACGGCGTCAACTCGGGCGTCGGCGGCGACGTGCTCACCACGGCCTACTACACGCTCGACGCCCTATCGGACTACTACCTGTACAACAGGACCGCCGACCAGGCCATCGACCCGGCGAAGACGTACTTCGTGAAGGAGGGCAGCCGCTATCGCAAGGTCGACGACCCTGTCGTCGAGGACATTGGTGACTACTACGAGGCAAACGGCCCGAGGCCCGGCCACGGCATCTCGTTCGGAGCGCCCGCCAAACACGAGGGGCACAACGTCAGCATGAGGCAGTACGCCTTCGAGAACGTGGACATGCCCTTCTACTTCTTCACGACGCTCGCGATAGCAAAGGCTTCGATCCCGGCAGAGGCGAGGCCGTGCATCGTGCTCACGACGTCCGATTGGCTCCTATGGCAACTGGACGACGTCATTTCAACGGACTAGGAAAGGAGACCGTATGCAAATCATCGAGAACGACGGCACCCAGCGAGAGCTCGAGCAGTTCGAGCTGGACGCGCTGGCGCAGGCCAGGGCCGCCTACGACGCGGAGCGCGAGAAGGAGGGCATCTTCGTGCAGTACGATTCGGACGAGGCCCTGTCCGCGCTGCTCGCCGTGGTGGTGAACCAGGTGGACGTGCCGATCGAGCAGGCCGTGCGCATGAGGGGCTACTACCCCGAGTGGTCGGCGGATGCGCATTACGAGCCGGGGTTCAGGGTGCGCTACGCCGAGAGCCTGTGGACGTGCCTGCAGGCCCACGCCGCCCAGGCCGACTGGACGCCCTTCGCCGCGCCGAGCCTGTGGGCTAAGGTGCTCATCGAGGACGTCACCGGCGAGAACCCGCCCGAGTGGGAGCAGCCCTCGTCCACCAACCCATATAACCAGGGGGACCGCGTAACGTTTAACGGCAAGGTCTACGTCTCGCTCATCGCCAACAACACGTGGTCGCCCGCCGACTACCCAGCTGGCTGGCAGGAGGTCGAGTAGCGTGGGCGCGACGCTGCTCAACGTCCCCGTGGGCACCGTGCTCGACTACGCGGGCAGCGCCGTGCCGAGCGGCTACCTCGAGTGCGACGGCAGCGCCGTGTCGCGCACCGCCTACCCCGCGCTCTTCGCCTCGATCGGCACGACGTGGGGCGCTGGCGACGGGTCAACGACGTTCAACATCCCCGACCTGAGGGGACGCGTCGCCGTCGGGCGCACGATCTACAAGGCGGATAGTGGCGTCGCCGGGGCAAACAAGAACCTGCTGTACACCGACCGCATGTACCACAACGACGACGACTACGACACAATCCGCATCGACCTCAACACGAACCTGTCGCCGAACACCACGTACACGATCCAGCTCTGGGACGTGGTCGTGAGGCACGGCGGCAAGGACGCGTCGAGCATCGGCCTGTCGGCGTACCTCGGCGGCGGCAGCATCCCACTTGCGACGTGGAACGGGAACTCGCACTACGACTCGTACGACAGCGGAGAACACGTCGCCAGGGCGCATTACCTCAAGGCGACGTTCACCACCCCGTCATCGCTCGCGAACAACGGTTTCATCAACCTGTACAACTCGGTCGGCTTCGCGAATGGTTGCTACCGCCTCACAGTCGGGCGCGCGAAGATCGAGGTCGGCTCCACCGCCACGCCCTGGTCGCCGTGGGACTTCGGCTCCTCGATGGAGTTGGGAGAGGCCGGCGGCACGAAACGTGTCATACCGCGTGCGAACCAGATGCCGAGCCACGTGCACTCAGTTGGCGCTCACCACCACGGGCTGAACAACCATACGCACAGCTTGAGTAATCATACGCATGGTCTGTCAAGCCATACACATACAACTAATATTGACCACACTCATCCCGCTCCCATGGGCGGCCCGAGCACCTCGAACCGAGGCAAACTGCATAGCTCGAAAGGTGCTTATGCTAGCAGTAACGGCAATGGATGGGCGCCTTGGTTCGGCTCTGGGTATAACGGAGTCGATTCCGTTTATGTTCCGACTGGCGGTGGTAATAAAACATCAGGAGGGCCGTCTAACAACACATCTGCCGGTCCATCGAACAACACCTCAGGTGGGGCATCGGGCAACACCGCGGATAGCGCGGCCTTCAACTCGGGCGCAAACGGCGGGAGCTCATCGATCGACATCATGCAGCCCTACGCGGTGGTCAAGAAGATAATCCGCGCAGCATAGCAAGGACGAAAGGAGAGGCGGTGGACATAACGCCGTTCATCTGGGCCGCCACGACGGCCCTCATCAGCAGCGTGGTGGCGGCAATCGTCAGCGCGGTGATCACGAAGATAAAGGTCGCGCGCAAGGCCGCGGGCGAGGCGAGGCAGGACAGCGAGGAGCTGAAGAAGCTCATCCTCGACAACACGAAGATGACCTGCAGGCTCGCCATCTACGACGAGCACTTCAGCGTGGACGAGAAGTTGTCGGCCTACGAGATTTACCGCTCGCACGGCTGGAACCACCAGACGAAGACATACATGGACCAGCTCGTCGGCGGGGACGTCGACGAGTACCTGGAAAGACACGACGTAAGGAGCTAACCATGAACAAGGACAGGGTAACGGAATGGCTCGCGGCGGCGCTCGTTCGCGCCGTCAAGACGTTCTGCCAGACGGCGGTGGCGCTCATCCCCGTGGGCGTGAGCATCACCGAGGTCACGTGGCCGATGGTGCTCGGCACGGCTGCGCTTGCCGCAGTGTACTCGCTACTCACCAGCGTGGCGGGCATCCCCGAGGCCAACGAGGGCGCGTCGCCGCTCGGCCAGCACGCGAAGGAGTAGCAGATGGAAGGCATCTGGTACGTCCTGGCCATGCTCATGGCGGTCGTCGCCGTCTGCGTGGCCAAGGACATCTACGATAGGAGGAACCGCAGATGATGGACGGAATCGACATCGCGAACTACCAGCGCACCCTCGTGCCCAAGAAGATGACCACAACCGACTTCGTCATCGTCAAGGCCACCGAGAGCAACTGGTACGTCAACGAATGCTTCGAGAGTCATGCGGCCCAGGTCGCCGCTGCCGGCAAGAAGCTCGGCTGCTACCACTTCGCCCGCCCCGGCTCTGCCATCGAGCAGGCCAGGTACTTTCTCGGAGCCGTAAAAAAATATATCGGCAAGGCTGTTCTCGCTCTCGACTGGGAAGAAAACGCCATACCGCTCGGCCCGACCTGGGCAAAGGACTGGCTCGACTACGTGTACAAGAAGACCGGCTCCAAGCCAGTCATCTACATGAGCAAGGGCGTGTGCAACGCCTACGACTGGAACGCAGTCGTCAAGGCGGGCTACAAGCTCTGGGTCGCCCAGTACCCCGACTATACGTCCACAGGCTACATCAAGAAGCCGTGGACTGACGGCTCTCCGTTCGGTGCCTGGGGCGAGCCGACCATCTTCCAGTACACCAGCGTCGGCCATATTCCCGGCTACGGCGGGAACCTCGACCTCGACCTGTTCTACGGCGGCCAGATCGACTGGGACTACATCGCCAAGGGCAGCGCGGTGAAGACCGCTATTACTAAGGTGACGACCAAGAAGAGCGTCGGCGTCGCCTCCAAGATCGAGAAGATGGTCAAGCACGCCGAGGACATCGCCAAGAACGATTCCCATGGCTACGACCAGTATCACCGCTGGGGTCCCGACTACGACTGCTCCAGCCTCGTGTACGAATGCGCCAAGTTCGCGGGCTACAAGGTTCCGACCTCCGACCCGCGCTACACCGGCACCATGCTCCGCGACTTCACGAACGCGGGCTTCGTCAAGATGCGCTTCAGCCGCGACAAGTGCAAGCGCGGCGACGTGCTGCTCAGCCACAACGACAGCCGCCAGCACACCGAGATCTACGTCGGCAGCGGCAAGACCGTAGGCGCGCACATCGCCGAGACGGGCGGCATCACCGGCAGGACCGGCGACCAGACCGGCAACGAGATCAGCGTGAGCGCCCTCAGCTGGACGCCCGACTGGATCCTCCGGCCTCCCGCCGATGGAACGTCTAACGAAAAAAAGAGCTCCAAAAAAGACGTTACGACCCTCGCCAACGAGGTAATCGCGGGAAAGTGGGGTAACGGCCAAGATAGGCAGAACCGCCTGGAGGCCGCAGGCTACGACTACGCAGCCGTGCAGGAGCGCGTCAACGCCATCCTCGGGGCCAGCCAGAAGAGCGTTGACGAGCTTGCCCGCGAGGTCATCCAGGGCAAGTGGGGCAACGGCCAGGACAGGATAGACAGGCTCACCGCCCAGGGCTACGACTACGACGCCGTGCAGGACAGGGTGAACGAGCTTCTGTACTAGGCGGGCATCTACGGCCCGGTCGCCAAGAAGGCGTACCGCCGCAAGCTCGGGCTTGCCGATAACGCCAAGGCAAAGCAGGCGGTCAGGGCGCTCAACGCGTGAAAGGACGCGAAATGGTAAGGGTATTCATCAGCCAGCCGATGGCTGGCAAATCGCAATCCGAGATCGAGGACGAGCGCGACGCCGCGTTCGCCGAGGTGGCGTGCATGTACGCCGAGAAGGGCCACGACTGCTCCGAGGTGCCGAGCTACATCCCGAGCCTCGCCGTCCAGATGCCGCCGATCTACTGCCTGGGCGTGAGCATCCAGCTCATGGCCGACGCGGACGTGGCGGTCTTCTGCAAGGGCTGGGAAGAGGCCAGGGGGTGCCGCATCGAGCACGAGTGCGCCACGGCCTACGGCATAGACGTCATCGAGCTGGTATAATCGGAACGGCATGGGCTGGAGCCGCACGCGGCCCAGCCCCTTTTCGGTCGCGGAGGTGAGGACGATGTAGCAACCTTGAGAAAGGAACGCTATGTCGCGATCTCGCAAGAAGACGCCCTGCTGCCACATCGTCAAGAAGGAACCGTGGTACAAGGGCCATTTCAACCGCAAGCTCAGGCGTCGGCCGATAGACTGGGACGAGGGCGTCTCCTCGATACCAGACGGCATGGCGTATCGCAAGGCCAACGAATCGTGGCTCATCGACGACTTCAAGTCGGTCGGCGTCACGTTCGCCGAGTACCGGCTCGGCGACCGCAACATGTACCAGAAATGGTACATACGCAAGTGATACAATGAGGCCGGCGGGGTACCTCCATCACGGGCCCGCCGCGGTAAGCGCCCGCCACCCGAAAGCACGCGGGCTCCACGGAACGCTGGCAGAGAGGCCGATTGCGCCCGGTTGCTAACCGGGTGGGCCGTGAAAGGTCCCCGAGGTTCGAATCCTCGGCGTTCCGCCACCGTCGCACCGCCGATGCGCCCAGAGCGCAGTCGGTTGCGAGGCCGCCGCTCGAAGGCGTCCTCAGACTGGACGGGGCGTTCCCCGTCCACCCTTGGCCGCTGACCTTTTCGGCGGCGAACGCCCCGCGGGACTATCCTGCGGGGCGCTTCCATGTACCGATGATGGGACATCGTACGTGTGGGAACGTGCGGGAACTCACCAGGGCTCACCAGGGTTCAGAGGGGCTCGCTTTCGTAAAGCCCCAGGAAAACGGCCTTCTGACCTGGGGCGATAGACCCCATTGCACGACTCTTAATCCCAAGGTCCGGGGTTCGAGTCCCCGCCGGTCCACCACTTCTGAACTGTGGAAACGTCCCATTGAGGGGCGTTTTTCTCGTATATGGCGTGCTACAAAGTGCTACCAACGGAATCGGACACCGCGTCGCCGAGCATCCTCGCGTTGGCCATGTGCGCGGGCGCGTTTGCCGCGAAGTAGTGCGCGTAGTCGACCTTGAGGTTGGTGTGGCCGAGCGACTTGGAGATCAGCGAGTCGGAGGCCCCGAGCCCCTGCATGATGGTCGCGTAGCTGTTGCGGAGGTTCTTCATGGGCACGTACTTGGCGTCCGACCCCTGCATCAGCTTGCGGTACTCGCGCGAGATGCGGTCGGGCCGCGTCCTGTTGCCGTTCGCGTCGGGGCAGAGCGGTCCCTCGCCGGACAGCTCGAGGAGCCGCCCGGCGGGCCATCCCGCAATGAAGATCGTGCGGGTCGACTCGGCGGTCTTCGTCGGCCCTTCCACGAGCTTCCCCCTGACCTCCGTGAGCGTCTTGTCCACGCGCACCGAGCAGGTGCCCACCCCGAACTGGAAATCGGACCAGTAGAGGGCGCACGCCTCCTCGCGCCTGAGGCCGCCGAAGAGCATGCACAGCAGCACGGGCTCCCACTTCGAGCCGCGCACGGCGTCGAGCCACGCGGGGACGTCGCTCATCAGCAGGACGTCGGGCTGGTACGCCTCCTTGCGCTTGAGCCTGATCCTCCTGGTCATGGGATTCTCCTCAACCAGCTCGTCCCTGTACGCCTCGTTGTACATCTGCCTCAGCAGCTTGTAGGCGTTCCGCTGGGCGCCGGGCTTCTCGATGGTGAGCAGGCCCCGCTCTATGTCGCGGGCCTTGAGCTCGGACATCTTCCTGTCGCCGAACAGCGGCCGCACGAGGCCCTCCCAGGCGTACCTGTACCCAGACGCGGTCGATTCCGCCAACGTAGACAGGGTCGGGGCGTAGAACGCCTCCCAGTAGCCCGAGAGCGTGATGTCGCATTCGTCGAGCTTGCCCTCGTCGAGCTTCATCCGCGCCAGGACGGCCTCGGCGCGGGAGCGGTCGCCCCTCACGACCTTCGACTTCCGCTTGCGCCTGCCTTCCGAGTCCCTGCCTGACTCGATCGATACCCTGTAGCGGTCCTTGCCGAGCCTCTGGATTGAGCCGATTGCAGACCTCATGATACAATCCCCCTAACGTCATAATCTCCTGGCGTTGCACTCTGGCCCCGCGGAAGTTGCAGTTCCGCGGGGCCGACTTCTATTCGGCTCCGAACAGCTGGTCGCCCAACTTAATCGTGAGCGTATTCCTTCCAATATCGCCATCTTTAAGGGTTGCGAGATACGCTGCGGTGAGATGGTTGCCATCGGCGTCGGTAATTGCGAAGAAGGTCGGGACGAGTGTCTCGTCTTCGGATACCGCCTTCGCTGTGTGGAGGATGGCGTTCTGCTGAAACACCGTGCATCTTCGGAACGAATCGACTAACTCTGCTTCGTTGCGCGATGGGTTATCGCCGCCGGAGCGGCCCGCGAGCACGTCGACGCTGACTCCCAGAGCCCTCGATATGGCTATCACCTTCGAGAATGACGGTTCCGTCTCGCCCCTGACGTAATGACTCATGGCGCTTGTGGCAATCCCAGATAATTTGCAAAGCTGAGCCTGGTTCACGCCCTTCTCTTTCATTATTTTGTTCAGGCACTCGTGAAACTCCATGGCTGCTCCTAACACTAGGTCACAGAGCAAATATTAATTATCTGGGAAAAATTTTTCAATAGGTACTTGTAAACATCCCAGATACTTAGTATGATGTACCAACACAATCCCAAATATGGGAATTTTTGAAACGGAGTTGTAATGTCGAACACGAAAATGATCTATCCGGCAATCGCCAACAAGATCAAGGAATACGGCACGACGAAAACCCACGTCGCTAAATTTCTGGGAATCTCACCTTCCTCTTTGGACAACAGGCTCTCGGGCCGCTACGACTTCAGGTTCGCTGAGGTCGTGAAGCTCGCCGACTGGTGGCACGTGACAGTCGAGTCACTTGCCGAGGGCGCGTACGCGGTCGAGGAGAAGAAGGTGGATGAAGACGAAAGCGGAACTAGCCCAACGGACAGGGCATCGGCCTCCTAAGCCGAGCGTCGGGGTTCGATTCCCCGGTTCCGCGCCAGTAAATCAGACCGAAAGGAGAATCAAGTGGTTTTCGCATTGGCAATCGTGTTGGCGGTGGTGGCGGTGGCGATGCTCGTCGGCATCCCCATCGTGAACAGGGCTAGGCTCGCCGACTACAAGAGGTGGCACAGCGACGAGAGCGGGTTCAATCCGATCAGGAAGCGCATAGCCCTGGTGCCGGCAGTGCTCGCCATCGTGCTCCTGCTCCCGTCGTGCATCTACGCCCAGGACGCAGGCGACGTGGTGGTGCTGCGCAACTGGGGCGGCTCCCTCGCGGGCTACACCGACGAGGCGGGCTTCCACGTGAAGGCTCCGTGGCAGGAGACGGTGCGCTACGACGTGCGCAACAACCTCATCAACCTGTACCGCGACGCCGAGTACACCTACGACGGCGGCGCCGCCGAGGGCTCGTGCGTGACCATCAACGACAAGGGCGGCGCGTCAGCCGACGTCGACCTGCAGGTGGTCTACTCGCTCGACGCCGACGCAGCGATGCAGCTGTACGTCGACTACGGAACCCAGCAGAACTTCACGAGCGCCGTCATCCAGAACGACGTGCGCGCCACGGCCAGGGAGGTCGCGGGGAAGTACGACACCGTGACGATGCTCACCAACCGCGGCGAGTTCACCGGCGGGCTGCGCGACGCGCTCGCGGCGAAGTGGGACAAGCTGGGCCTCGTGGTGGAGCAGGTGAGCGTCCAGGACGTCCGCTACTCGGAGGACATCGCCAAACGCTACTCGGAGGCCCAGGAGGCCGAGATCGCCAAGGCCAAGGCGCTGAACCAGCAGGAGGCCGCCAAGGTCGAGGCCGAGACGAAGGTCATCGAGGCCAAGGGCGAGGCCGACGCCAACAAGGTGCTCTCGCAGTCGCTCACACCCGAGGTCATCCAGCAGCACTACATCGACGCCCTCACGCAGATCGGCGAGAAGGGCAACCTCGTGGTGGTGCCCGAGGGCTCGACGCCGATGGTCGTGTCGCAGAAGTCCGAATAGCGCAGCACCACGTCGGGCGCGACGTTAAACACGCAGCCTCCTAAGCGGCGTCGGCTGCCACGGTGCAGCTGGCGTCGGCGGGGGACATGTACAAGGTCTGCCTGCGATTGCGTGAACAAGTATTCCTCCCATGTCCCCTACCGACGCCAATCGCGTCCCGCTCCTTGACAACCGCATTAGCACGGATACCACCGCCTCTCGGAATGCGTGGGGTAGCTCCCTGGGATACGAAGACCACCTGATTGAAGGTGCGAGCGACGAAGAACGAGCGGGAAGGTCCGTGCAAGGTAACTATCGGTCTTTACGGTACCTGCCCGCATGGGCGCACGATCGCGGGTCTTTACTCTGCCCGTGCCGCGCCTCGGGCCGAGGATGCGTCCTTTCACTTCATCGCACACCTTTTCCGCGCCTCCGAGGCTGGGCAAGGCGCGGCGGCTGCGCCCGTTCGGGCGGGTACCGATTACGGAAAGGAGGCCCCATGTTCTGGACCACGGTCCCGGACCTCGCGAGGGACGGGCACATGAGCCCCGACAGGCTCTACGCCCTGGCCGCGAGGGACGTCGACCCGCTCCCGCTCCGCTACCTGGAAGGCGCCCGCTACGGGCAGATCCTGGTCAGCGAGCTGGAGGAATGGGTCAAGAGGAACGGGGAGCTCTACTCGAATAGGAGGGGAGATGGCAAGGCAGAGAGCGGCGCGGAGTAGCGGCAACTACCACCGCGCCAAGGTGTCCACCTACCGGCCGGACACCGAGATTATACGCGAAAACGCGCAGTCAGAGTGGCAGAAGGGCTGCCGCTGGGCGGGAATCGCCCTGGCCATCACGTTCGGGCCCATGCTGGCCCTGGGAATCTACTGGGGGTGGCCGCTATGACGAAGTACCACTTCGGGCTCTCAGACGCCGAGAGGGCCGCATACGACGCCTGCTACTGGGTGCGCGACAACCGCGAGGAGTTCAAGGCCCTCATGGCCGTCATCCACCACCAGGTCGACGTCGGCAACCCGTGCGTCAAGCAGGGCGAGATCGAATACTACGTCAGGGAGTCGGGCATCGCGCTCGACGTGCTGGACACCTTCAGGCACAACCGCAACCTGTACCCGGGCATAACCCGCTACATGGTTATGCTCAGGCCGAGGCTCGCCAGGTCGATACGGTTCCGCAAGTCGAAGCTGGACGACGTCGACCTCGTGGCCGTATGGCACGACCTCGTGGACGAGGGCACCGAGTTCCTCGCGAAGGACAGGTTCGAGGCGGAGCACCTGGTCGCCATCGGCGACGTGAGCGCCCGATGAGCACGCCGCTGTTCCGACCGAACAACATCGTCTGCATCGACCCGGGCACCTCGAACACGGGCCTGGTCTACATGAGCGAGTACTCGATCATCGACGTCATGACGTTCCACGGCAGCGCGGTCGGATTCGACCAGTACCAGCTGAAGGAGCGTGCGGGCGAGATAGCCCGCGCAGCACTGGCGTTCATGGCCGACAAGCCGCACGGATGCGTCGTGGTGGAGGGGTTCGTCGGGTTCTCGGGCAGGCAATCATCCTACACGTACCAGACGCCCTACCTGGTCGGGTACCTCCACAGGGCCCTCGAGCACGCCGGCGAGGAAATCGTCATCCAGACGAGCCGCCAGGTGCTCAACCCGCGGTCGAAGGGCTCGGTCGTGTCAAAGGAGGACAGGGACGCCCCGATGGACACGAAGAAAGCCGCGCTGCTCATGAGCGCATGGGGCGACACATGGAAATGCACGAACGACCACCTCAGGGCAGCCGCCCTGCACGGGGTCTACTACTACAAGAACAGGGGATAAGACATGCATATGGACAAGGAAAAGATGCTGGAAGCCGCCATCGAGGTCAAGAGGACCCTCGCCAATCTCGACCTCGGCCCGCTGGAGGAGATCGAGGTCCTCGCTGCGTGCACCGCCGCCGCCGCCGACACGGTCGCCGCGTGCTACATCGTCAGGGAGAAGCCGTTCGACGAAGTCATCACCGACTTCCTGAAGGGCCTCGCGGGGAAGGAGTAGGCCGTGGACATCAAGCGACAGATAGCCCAGGTCGCGTTCGAGAAGGCGGTCGTCGACGAGCTGACCGACGAGTACAAGGCCCACGACAGGGCGCTCAAGGAACGCTTCCTGGAGATGACGGACGGCATGGACAAGGCGCAGCAGTACTCCGACGTCTTCGGCGAGCTGTGCAGCCTTTCGAAAGTGAAGGGCAAGCCGTCCGAGGACGCCGTCCGCTACGACGTGACCGACCAGCAGGCCGTGATCGACTGGATGGACGAGCAGCGCCCGGAGACCGACGGGTTCGCCCAGGACAACCTCAAGGCGTTCTGCATGTGGTGGTTCGAGCACACGGGCGAGTGCCCGCCGGGCTTCGCCGCCATCCCGTACAAGACCATCGCGCAGCCGCCTTCGGCCAAGTGGGTCACCAAGAGGGACGCCCGGCCGAAGATGTTCGAGATCCTCAGGGACGAGTTCGGCTTCGAGCTCGACGCGGCGATGCCCAACCTGCTAGGAGACGGAAATGACAGCTAAGGAAAGACCGAGCGTGCTCGAAGCCCTGGTGAACATACAATCAGAGCTGAAGGCACCGAAGGACCAGAACGCGGGGCGCTACCGCTACCGCAACATCGAGGACATCAACGAGGCGGTCAAGCCCCTGGCGGCGAAGTACGTGTGCGCGGTCGTCTACTCGGACGAGTTCACCGAAGACGGCAAGTGCGTATCGACGTGCACGCTCATGGGCGAGGACGGCCAAATCAGCGCAACGGGCGTCGCGTACGTCCAGAGGCAGCCGAAGAACATGTCCGTGGAGCAGGCTTCGGGCGCCGCTTCCACCTACGCACGCAAGTACGCCGCATGCGGCCTGTTCGCGATCGACAACTCGGAGAACGACCCCGACATGCATCCCGTACAGCAGCAGGCCGCGAAGAAGCCGGGGCGCTACGACAAGATAGCCGATTACAAGCGGAAGTGCCTGGAGCTGGGAATCACCGAGATAGGCATCAAGTCGTGGCTCGACTCCACGTTCGGCAAGCCCATGGCCGAGTTCACCGACGAGGAGATAGCCGAGACCGAGCGGTACCTCGCATCGCTCATCGTGGACAAGAAGGCGCTGATGGGCAATGGCTAGGCTGCCCGACACGCCCGAGGGGTACGGCGAGATAGCGTTCGACGACGAGTCGATACCCCTCCACGTCAGGCGCAACGAAGCACTCAGGCTGATGACCGTCGCGCTGAGGGAATCCAAAGGCAGGGGATTGTCACATTCCAGGGCCGAGGCCGAGTACTACACGGCCAAGGCGGCGGACACCGACGACCTCCTGCTCGCGGGCTACACGGCCACCAGCACGGCCGACAAGGTGAAGGGACAGCCGAGGACCAACGCCGCCCTCGAAAAGCGCATCGCCGAGAAGGTCGGCTACGACAACGCGGTCGAGGCCGTGCAAGCGTTCAAGGTCATCGCGAGGATACTCAACGATGACATCCAGCGAGACTGGGAGCAGGCAAAACGCACTACGTAAGGAGAAGAAATGGGCATCAACAGGGTGATTATCACCGGCAACTTGACGCGGGACGCGGAGGTCCGCAGGACCCAGTCGGGCATGGCGATTGCGTCGTTCGGCGTCGCCGTCAACGACCGCCGCAGGAACGGCCAGACGGGCGAGTGGGAGGACTACGCCAACTTCGTCGACTGCACGATGTTCGGCACCCGCGCCGAGAAGATTTCCGACTACCTCACGAAGGGGAAGAAGGTGGCAATCGACGGCAAACTCCGCTACTCGTCCTGGGAGCGCGACGGCCAGAAGCATTCCAAGCTCGAGGTCATCGTCGACGATCTGGAACTGCTGGGAGGCAACGGCGGGAACGGCGGCAACAGCCACTCGGGCAACGGATACGGAAGCGGCCAGCAGACCTACGACCCGCCCATCGAAGTCGAGCCGTCCCTGTACGACGACAAGATCCCGTTCTAGGAGAACGGAGATGTTCAGGTCGATAACGACTGACTTCTGGCTCGATTCCAAGGTTGAGGAGCTGAGCAGCACGGCCAAGTACCTGCTGCTCTACCTCTTCACCAATCCCAAGACGAATTTGACGGGGTGTTACGAAGTCTCGTACCGGCGAGCGGGGTCCGACATGGGGATCAGCGCGACGCAGGCGGAGAAGGCGATGGCCGAACTCCGTGCCGCGAACGTGGTGAGCTACTGTGCCGAGACAAACGAGGTCCTGATACGAAACTGGGATAGGTACAACTGGACAAGGTCGGTGAAGCTCGTGAAACCGCTCACCGATGGCATCGGGATGGTGAAGTGCGCTGAGTTCCGAAATTACATCATCGAAAAGTTCAACAATGTTTTCCCAGATGAATACCGTATAGATACCGTATCCGAAAAAGACGATACCGTAGCGATAGGTCTCTGTACTGTAACTGTACCTGTATCTGTTACTGACAAGGGGGAGGGGGTGCAGGGGGAGGGGGAGCCCTCCAAGCACTTCTCGAAGCCCACCGAGGCCGAGGTCGTGGAATACGCCAAGGAGAGGGGCCACCCCGATTTCGACGCCGGCAAGTTCTGCGACTTCTACGAATCGAAGGGCTGGAAAGTCGGCAAGAACCCGATGAAGGACTGGAAGGCGGCCGTCCGCAACTGGCTCAGGGACCAGGACGGCCCCACGAAGACCAGGAGGGCGGTGAGGGCCGATGCCAGGTACGCGAAGTATCGGTGACAAGATGCGGGGCGTTTTCCAGATGTACGAGAACTGCCCCCACTGCCGAAAGCCCCTCAAGCACATCACGGTCAACCTGTTCGGCAAGCCCTACGACGTGACCTGCTACGGGTCGTGCGGATGTGAGAGGTCGAAGCTCGACGGGATGGACCCCGACGACCCGAACCGCAAGTACGTCAGGGCGGGCATCGAGCCGAAGTACCTGCGGATGCAGGTGGACACCGACGGCTACGAGGGCAGCGTCGTGAGCGGCTCTTCGCTCTACGTCGTCGGCCCGAACGGCACGGGCAAGACCACGTTCGCGGCCAACGTCGCGAGGAAGCTGGTCGACAAGGGGCTGTCGGTCCTGTTCAGGAACTCCAAGCAGATAACCGAGGACCTCAAGGCATCGATGAACGACCAGTCGACGGTCAACAGGCTGTTCGGCGTGGACGTGCTGGTGATCGACGACCTGGGCAAGGAGCAGCCGACAGACTACGTGCTCTCGATGCTCTACCTGGTCATCGAGACGCGCTACGGGAAGATGCGGCCGACCATAATCACGTCGAACTTCCACCGCGACGAGCTCATGACCAGGTGGGCCGAGGTCGACGAGGCCACCGCCGAGGCGATGGTCTCCAGGCTCTGCGACAACACCTACACGGTCGAGATGGACGGCCGGGACTGGAGGACGCAATGAGCGACTTCAGGCCCGACCCGAGGCTATGCGGGCTTTCCAGGAAGGTCTTCGACTGCTTCGGCAAGCCGCACATCATGTGCCACTACGAGGGCAGGTCGATCGGCAGCCACGCATTGGACGAGGGCGCCTGGTGCGCCTGCTGCGGCAGGCCCGCCACCAACGCCCACCACTGGCCCGCCGGGAGGAGGACCGTCGAGGTCGCGGGGAAGGTGCTCAGGCCGTCGCTCATAGCGGTGTGCGGCTCCGGCACCACCGGCTGCCATGACGGGTTCCACGGCGGCGCCAGGTTCGACGCCGAGTGGTCATGGGACGACGAGGGGGATTTCGAGAGATGGCTCAACGGGGATTTCTGGGAAACGGGCTACGAAGCCCACGACCCGAGGCTCTACCTGCACGGGTGCTGGATCCTCGCGGACAGGAGGACGGGCCGCACGTGGTCGATCCGTTCCGCGAATCTATAGACGCGATGGTCAGGTCGGGCATGACGTACCGCGAGGCCCTCAGGGAGCGCGGGATAGACGAACACGGTTAGGAGGAACGATGGACCTTGGCGCATACGTGATTTCAAGGGCGCAGCTGGTCGACGAGTACGTGAGGCGGCACTACGGCGAGGTGCCGAGGATGCGCGGCGTGAGGCTCATGAGGTTCGAGGAGCCAATCGAGTCGACGGGGCCGCAGGACGACATGTTCAACAGCCACTGCGGGAAGGACGTGGTGTACATCCACACCCGCTGCGGGTCCGCGTGTTGGGGCGACGACGACCCCGACGCGAACTACGTCGGCTGCGGCGGCAAGGCGTGGGAGGATGCCAATCCCGACACGTTCATCGAGTCGGTCAACGACTGGTTCGACGGCACGTACCGCGACCACTACTTCCGCGCGGTTCCGGGCAAGGATTACGACGAGATGTGCGCCCAGTTCGAGGAGGCGCTGAAAGGGGATGGGGATGGAGCTGAAGGTTAAGCTGGCTGACGGTGCGCCGTTGCCGAAGCACGCGAAATGCGGGGATGCCGGTTTGGATCTGACCAGCAGGGACACGGTGAACATAGCGCCGTCCGAGACGGTCATGGTCCACACGGGGGTCTCGGTCGAGATACCCGAGGGGTACGTGGGGCTCTGCTTCCCGCGCTCCGGCCTCGCTTCGAAGCGCGGCATCAACCTGGCGAACTGCGTCGGCGTCGTGGACAGCGGCTACCGCGGCGAGGTCATGGCGCCGCTCCACAACATCGGCGGCTCGGCCCAGCTGGTCGAGCGCGGCGAGCGCGTCTTCCAGATGGTGGTGGTCCCGTTCGCCACCTGCGAGTGCGTCGAGGTCGACGAGCTCTCGGAGACGGACCGCGGCGAAGGCGGGTTTGGGAGCAGTGGTCGCTGATGGGCAGGAACAAGCTGCAGCCCGGGCTATCCGGGCGCATAGGCAAGGCGTTCGCCAGTAGCGGCGTGACGCGCGTCGACTTCTGCAACGCGACGGGGCTGACGCCCATGGCGTTCGACTCCTGGCTGATCGGGGCGAGGACGCCCAACGCCGACAGCATCGTCTCTATCTGCAGGATGACCGGCGTGTCCGCCGACTGGCTCCTGGGATTGGTGGTGGAAGATGGGTAGGGATTTCCGCTACGACCGCGACTTCGATGCGGTCGAGCAGCAGGACGGCACGATCCGCTACATCCCGAAGCCCGTCGAGCTCAGGAAGCTCGCAGAGCTCAACGGCAATCCGCCGTGGACCATCGTCGTGTCGGACATGGACATCATCCCGCACGAGGCCACCGACCTCGTGGGCTACATCGAGTGGCGCGGCATCCGCTTCGCGAGGGTGCCCGACCACGACTGGGACACGGAGGCGTGCAATGACTAGCGGATACGACGTGGACAGGCTCAGGGACGTGAACGGCGCGCTGTGCGCCGAAATCAACCGCCAGGAGCGCGTCATCGAGCGGCAGCAGGCCGAGTACGCCGAGCTTGCGCAGATAAACCACCGCTACGCCGAGCGCGTCCGCGAGCTGGAATCGCTCGTGCGGGACATGTATTTCGAAGAACCGATTTACCTGTTCGAGCAGTGGCTGGAAGACCACGGCATATCGAAGGAAGTGGGCGAATGAGGTACGAGCACCCTGGGCCCGAATGCCCGAGCTGCGGCATGGTCATGCGCGTGCTGCACGTGCCATGGCCCTACACCGGCGAATGGGAGATCTACGAGCACCCCCAGTTCTGCAGCAGGTGCGGGACGCGCCTGCCGGACGCGGGGCGCATGGACGGAAAGGGGGAGCGACATGGCTAGGGGACTGCTGCCGTGCCCGTTATGCGGGGGCGAAGCGTCGACGAAAGCGGCGCAGCAAAGGGAGGACGGCACGTACTACCCCGCCTCGTGCGGTTGCCGCAAGTGCGGAATCTGGCAGCACGGAGATCGCGACTACGGGCATGGCGGCTTCGCTACCGAAGAGGATCGCGAACGCTCGATGGAGCAGGCCGTCGCGAGGTGGAACAGGCGCGCCGGCGACGCCCCGACCCTGGGCGACCTTTACGGCATTTTGGGCGACGAAAAAGCCGTTAGCGACCCTGACGGCGGCTCTAACGTCGCGTACATCGTGTCAGAGAGCGCCAGAGAGCAGCCAGACAGCTGTGACCATTTTACCGACGCCGGTAAAAAGGCCGGCGACGGGACGGACAGCCGCGAGAAGCTGCTGGAAGACGCGAACGCGCTCGCAATCGACTACTGGGGCAGGCGTCGCACGTGGTGGGACGCGAAAGCCCTCAAGAAGGACGTAATCGCGCTGCTCGACCGCCAGGCGGCGATAACCGAGGTCGAATGCATAGACCGCTGGAACATGAAGGAGGCGGTTCGAATCGCCGAGCAGAACGAGCAGATAGCCGAGATGCAAGCCAAGCTGGACGAGTACGAGAACAGGGCGGAAGCCTTCACGCTCTTGACGAACGGCACGGTATACACGGGCTCCAAGCAGCTCGTAGCGCGAATCGCCGAGCTTCAAAAGCAGGTGGACAGGTTCACGGCGAGGATGCCGCGCGAGTGCGTGGACTGCGAGCTGGGCTACTGGGCGGAGGTGGATGAGCTGATCGCCGAGCGCGACAACCTGGCGAGCGACCTCGAAGCGTGCAAGCGCGAGCGCGAGGAGTACCGCTCGCTGTGCGGGAAGATGCTGGGCGTGGCGCAGGAATTGCGCGTCGTAATCGACGCATGGGAGGGGATGGAATGATCCACTGGCAATCGCTCGACCCGCGACCGACGATGCGCGAACAGGGCGCCTTCTACAGGGCATGCCGCAAGCGCGCCTGGTTCATCGACGGCAAGTGCGAGGGCATGGTGGCGTCCCTAGCCGACGACGGGGCGCATCGGATTTGCAGGGTGTGCGACAGGTTCTACGGATATACGGGGGCGAGCTGATGGGGAAAATCGGGAAGTGCCCGCTGTGCAGGTACCACAGGGCGTCGTGCGCCGAGGTGACCGTGCGGTCGACGGGCAAGACGTACTACGCCGTCAGGTGCGGCAGGGACGAGTGCAGGCTCTCCTGCGTCCCGGACTTGCGCCACTGCCACGAGACCGAGGCAGAGGCCGTTAGGGAGTGGAACGAGATGGGAGTAAGGCGATGAGCAGGTTCTTCTACGACGAGCGCCGCGAAATCGCCATCGAGTTCGGCGGCAACCTCGATGAGCTGATGAAGGCCGCCGGCATGAGCAGGAAGCAGCTCGCGGCACGGTCCGGCGTGTCGAAGTCGAGCATAGACAACTACATGGTGGGCAGATGCGAACCGACGGCGTTCGCGATCGTGAAGCTGGCGCAGGCAATCGGGTGCTCCACCGACCGCCTGTTGGGATTGGGGGCGTGCAGATGGGCGAGATAAAGGCGCTGGAAAAGCTGCGCACGGCAGCTAGGAACATGGCTAAAGGCCGCAACCTGGAAAACCACGAGGAATGCAACCTGCTTCTCATCATCGCCGACGAGATTGAGGCGGAAATCGCCGAGCGGTTCATGGAGCTGCCCGTCGATGCGGACGGCACTCTCGTCAAAGCGGGCGATACGGTCTACATCACGCGCGACATGCCGTTGGTGGGGCTTGACAAGAAAGACGTGTACGTGGTTCGCGGTATCGGTCTCGATTTGGCGTGGATTGTCAAGAAGGGCGGCAACGCCCTGGACACATGTGTATACACCAACGAGCTGAGGCACGTCAAACCCCGCACGCTCGAAGACGTGCTATGTGATGCGCTCGCAGATGCGTCGTGCGCTGGAGATGGCATTAGGCGAAAGTTCGAACCAGACGAGCCTTATGTGACCAAGCTGGCCGACGAGATACGCGAGCTGCTAGGAGGCGCGGAATGAGCGAGAAGGCGTTGATAACCATCGCGTTGCAGCTCGTCCGCTACCACTACGAAAAGGACGATGCGAGGTTCGACGAGTCGTGCATCGAGCTGGAGAACTGGTGCTACGACCACGGCGAAATCGACCTGGCAGAGTATGCGTTGGCGTGCCGCCGCCCGGAGTTCTCTTTCGTGCCCATGGGAGGTGTCGAATGAGCAATGAGCTGAAACCGTGCCCTTTCTGCGGATGGGGGACAATCTGCGAGGTCAGCACGGTGCCTTTTCGGCATAAGTGCGGATGCCACGCGTGCGGCGCATCTACGGCGAGCTACCGTACATGGGACGAAGCCGTCGAAGCCTGGAACACCCGCACGCCCGAGCAGGCAATCGCCGCGACGCTGGGTGGCGGAAAGCCGACGACGGACGTGGCCGAGAAGGTGGAAGAACTGCGAGCGGAATCGCTCAAGTTCCCGCCGAACATCCGCCGCAAGGTGAACGTGGCCCTCGACGGAATCGAGCAGGCAATCGCCGCGACGTTGGGCGAACAGCACGGCACAGCCGAGATTGACGAGCTGCTGGACAAGTTCGAGAACGAATGCTACATGCTGCGCGTCGAGGCGAGCGAGACACGCGCCAAGGACGAAGCCGTGCGCGAGGCATACGAGCGAATCCGCGAGGAATCGGCTCGGGCAATCGCCGCGACGCTTGGGACGTTAAACGAGAGCACAAAAGCGTTGATAGATGACATGCTTTATTTTATCGGCAATTGCTGCGAAACAACGCTTGATTGTGATTGTTGTGATCTTGTTGATTGCAAGTACCTCAACGGGGATGGTGAACTTGCGGAATGCACCAGGTATCAGGATTTTCTTAGTCGCGCAAAGGTAATCGCCGCGACGCTTGGCGGCGGGGAGTGCGAGTGGGAGCTAGAGCACAGCGGCACGCTTTACGACAAGTGGCGCTGCTCCGAGTGCAAGTTCCTGTTCGTGGAGCCGCGATGCGACCAGGGCTATACGGACTTAGATCCGAACTTCTGCCCGAAATGCGGGATGGCGGTGAAGCGATGAGCAACTACCTTACCAGCAAACTGGGAACCGACGATCTACTCGAATGCGCAAACTGCGGCGGCGAGCCTGAGTGGCGTGATGGTAGCAGTACCACACCGTATATCCGCTGCAAGTCATGCGGAATGCGCACGCCGAGCAGCAGGAGCTACGACAAGCTGAGGGCGGTTTGGAACACGAGGAAGGCGGTGAAGCGATGAGCTACCACGTAGAGAACCCACGTTTCAAAGAGCTACCAGAACAGCTAATCGTACGCGAAGATGGCTACATGGACGCGTACAAGAGCGAGGGCGTGCCGATTGTCGATTACGTATACACGCTGGGCGGCGGGGAGTGCGAGATTGTGCGCAAGCTCGACTTGTTGGTATGCACGGCGTGTAATCGCGCCGTTGGGAAAGCTGACAATGACTGTCCTGATGGTGGCGCTGCGTTTTTCCGATTCTGCCCGAAGTGCGGGAAGAAGGCGAAGCGATGAGCAAGAAGCCGAAACGCAAGGTCAAGCTGCCAACCGACCGCAACGGAACGCCGATAAACGTCGACGACGTGGTCGGATGGGACGACGGCACGATCTGCCGGGTCGAGACCCTGACCTACCTCGGGGAGGAGTTCGAGGACGCCATCGGCAGCTGGGTGATCAACATCGAGACTGACTGCTACGACAACCTGCGAGGGTGCGAGGTTATCAGGAAGGCGGTGAAGCGATGAACAACCTGCAACACATCGTCAAGAACGACACGAGAGCCGCAATGCACATGGCCGTCGAGCTGTGCGAGCAGGGCGATTTTGACAGCGTGCCCGAAGCGTTTAGGTGGCTCAACCAGGAAACGGTCGGCAATTACACCCGCTGGCACGAGCTCTTTGGCACGCCAGAGAGGGCGGCGCGGACTCTGATAGCGGTTCGTGGCGAGTGCGAGTCCAGCGGGCCATGCTACCCAAATTGCCCGTTCGGCGATGCTCCTACATGTCCGAGCAACTGCGAGTCGCGCGATTACGACGCGCTGCTCGAATGGCTGAAACAGGTGGTGGACGCATGAGCAAGTTCGAGGTCATACGCGGCGTAGAGGGCTGTTGCCTTGCGCTCGACGATACGCGCATAGCGGGGCCGAAGCCGTGGGGCGGTGGGACGGTCATTCACGCCTGGGAAATCGACGAGCGCACACGCGCCGCAATCGACGACTGGATGGCCGCGAAGGACGGCAGGAAGTCGCGTTGGCACGAGCTGTTCGGCACGCCCGAGCGGGCGGCGCGGACGCTGGCTGACGTCGGCTGCACGCCGCAGTTCGACTGCTGTGAAACATGCTATCTCGGAACGCCCTGCGACGACTACCTGAACAATTACGGGGGCGGTAAGACACTAGAGGAAGTGATGTTGGAATGGCTGAGGGGCGATGCGTGATGAATTGGCTAAAGCGCAAGATGAAAATCCGAAGGCTCAAGAAGCTAGAGCGCGAGAAGCTGTGGGAGATGATGAGGGCTGGCTACGAAGCAAGCTGCGGAAGCCCCGCAGGTTTGCGCGAGGAACGCCGGCTCGAACGAGAAGTGGACGAGATTCGCGCACGCATCTATGAGCTGAGAGGTGATGCGCGATGACGTACAGGACCGTTCACAACTGCGACAGATGCGGTAAGAAACTCGGTTACCAGAACAATTTTCCAGTTCAAAGACACAAGCGGGTGTTCTGGACGGCGGTCGTCGGCTCGAAGTTCCGCAGCTTCGACGGCTCCAACCACACGACGCAGGAGTTCGACCTCTGCTTCGACTGCGAGAACGAGCTGATTCGATTCCTGAACGGAGAGAAGCTGAGGGGCGATGCGGAATGATCTACGAGGTAATCATCGACATTTCCGACGTCGAGCGCAGGAGCTTCGATTTCAAGAGAATGTTCGATGAGAGTATTCCATGCAAGGAGCGCATTGTGCGGTGCCGCGATTGCAGGCATGCGACCATCAGCAGCTTCGGACGCGTCAAGTACTGCGAGATGTTCGTCATGCCCGACGTGGACGGCTACGGAGCCGACCCGCAAGTGAACCTGCCGCTCAGTTTCTTCTGCGGGTATGGCGAACTGAGGGGTGATGCGGAATGAGTAAGATACTACTTCCGCAATGGGAGCAAGTAGACACGACGCCAATAGACGCCCTCGAATCAATCAGGCTCGACTTCAAAGCCATAGACGAGCGAACGGACAAGATTCTCGAAATCACGCGCAGCACGAGGATCGAATGCGAAATCGACCAGATTTGGAACAGCGTCATGGACTTGTTCTACACGGCCACGCGAGAGATAGAGCGGCTGCGCGGGGAAGGGGAGTAAACATGCAGAGCGTGACTCTAGAGCAGTACTTCATCGAGGACTACAGGCGGCTCAAGGCCGAGAACGACCAGTTGAAATCGGAGCTCGCACGGTTCCAGGCGAACGCGGGCAACCACGAGTACGGTATCACCGACCTGCACCAGAGAACAGCGGCAGTCAAGGGGTCGGTAATTTCGGACTACTACGTGACGAGCAGAATCGAGGGCGGCTACCTGAAGCCCGACGAGGTGCGCAGGTTGATCGAGATGGACGACGCGCAGCTGTTCGACGCGGTCAAGGGCAAGAGGGCCGACTACACGCCCATCCTGGAATACGAAGAGCACGAGTTCCAGTACACGCTCATGGTCAAGGAGTCGAGGACCGAGTGGGTGGCCGTGAGCGACGGCAACAGGAACAGCAATCTCGTCGACATGAAGGAATCCGAGTTCTGCGAGAACACCTGGTTCCCCGCCGAACGCAAGGACGAGTTCAAGGCATGGCTGCTCGACATTCTGCGCGACGAGCTGCGCGAGGGCCTTGCCAGATGGGAGAAGAAGAAACAGTCCGAACCGGAAGGAGAGCGACATGCTCAAGCGATGGTATGACGGAACCGAATACTGCAGCCACGATGATTTGGAGTCGATCAAGTCGCTGCTCATCGGCAGGCGCGTGGTCGATGTTCATGAAAGCGGCTACTTGACGCTCGACAACGGAACGGTGTTGAAGGTCGAGCCGAACCGGGGATGCGTCTGCGGCGCTGGGGATTACTGGATCGACCATCTTGAAAAGGTCAACAACGCCATCACCGACGTCGAGCTCGATTGCGCCTACGTAGACGGAAAGGACCACGACATGGCCTACCGAATCTACGTGTATGCGAACGGGATGCAGCACGAGCTGCTGCGCGTCGTCGGATCCGACGGCAACGGGTACTACGGCACGGGTTACGAGCTTGTCGTGAAGGTTCGCGGGGAAGGGGAGTGACATGATGGATTCGAGTCCGCTGGCTGGGAAGACCGTCGAGGTCATTAGCGGCAGGTTCAAGGGCGAGCTGTTCCGCGTCGAGGATTTCGCCTGCAACGTGTTCGGGACCATTGAGTGGGAATTGTTGTTCGGCAATCCGACCGTGATTGAGTTCCTTGCTACGCATAAATACTATCCGGGCATCGAGAAATCGGCCCTGTACGGCAAGGTTGGCATGTTCGCGCACATCTTCTGCCCGGAGGAGCTGCGCATGCTGAGCGGGGAAGGGGAATAGCCGATGGACAGGTATAGCACGAAGACGCTCATCGACAGCATCCGCGACTACTCGGAGTACGTGCGCATCGACTACGAGCGCGATTGCCTCGCCGATGCCGAGCAGAACGCGAAGATTCTGATGGATTGCGCGATGGAGCTGTGGAAGCGCATGGTGGATTCGCGTGGGGAGGATAAGAGCTGATGGAAATACCTATTACGACAATCGAAGAGCCGGAGTTCGACAGATGGCGCGATACGCGCATCGAATACACGGAGAGCCTCGGTGAGGCGTACAAGTCGCTCAGCATCGAGACGTACTTCACGCTCAACGAGCTGACGGCGATTGTACATGAGCTGCGCGGGGAAGGAGAGAGCTGATGTGCGAGTACTGCGGCAAGGAACGCGGCAACGCCCCGCTCGTGTACAGGGGTAGCCGCACCGTCGAAATCGAGAAGGCAAACGAGCGCACGTGGGGAATCTTCATGCGCTGGCGCACGCAGAACGGCAAGCTGCACATGGAATGGAGCCGCGTCAACAACTGCCCGATGTGCGGGCGCGGCCTAAGCGGGGAGGCGGAATCATGAACCTAGCTGACAAGAGGCGCGAGGACTCCATCCGGCGGCGCATACGTGCGCTGGCGGACGATAGGAAGGTCGCCCTCAGCGCGATCGCGCTCAAGGCCCGCGTCGACCAGGGCGCGGTCAAGGCGCTCTACGCCCAGGAGGGCGTCAAGAAGCAGCGCATATCGACCGCAACGGCGGACAAGATAGAGAAGGCGCTCGACGAGCAGGAGAGGGCCCTCGGGATGGTGAAGAAGTGCACCAAGTGCGGCAGGGAGCTCCCGGTCGGGATGTTCTCGAGGCACAAGTCGTCGCCCGACGGGCTGCAGTATAGCTGCAAGGAGTGCCACAGCAAGTCGTATTCAGAGTCAAAGGGAAGGAAAGCCGAGATGAACAACAACTCCGAGAAGGCCATGACGGCCGAGATCGTGCGCAAGGTGAAGAGCGAGGACAAGCGGGAAGTCGAGTCGAAGTTCATGGCGCCTTACTTCGGCATCACGCCGAAGCAGCTCGACGAGGTCAGGAAGGGCCAGTGGGACAGCCTGCTGCTGACGCCGAAGCAGCCGAAGCGGGCCGATTCGGTCCTGGAGGCCGTGGAGATGCTCCGGGGCGAGGTCGCGGGGCTCAGGCGCGAGATCGAGTCCGTGATGCTCGAGCTGGGCATCGAGGCCAAGGAGGGCGCGGCGTAATGGCCGTCGCGCACGACGTCTGCAACAGGGCGGTCGGCAGGAAGCCCGAGGACGCGATGAAGGAGGCGGAATGACTTACAGCTTCGGCGATTGGGTCGTCTACGACCCGGGCTACAAGAAGGAAATCGGTCGCGTGACCGAGTGCCGCGAGCGCAGCGCATTCGTGTGCTACCACCAGGGATGCACGGCGGCTTCCACGCCGCTGGAGCACCTGCGGCCCGCCACGGACGCGGAAATTGCGGCAGCGCCAGCGGGAATCGGCTACCACCGATTCGACGCCACCTGCCCGATTAGGGACGAGTGGCTTTGCCTGCATTGCAAGGCGGTGAGGGCATGAGCGAGCTTGACGAGCTGGCCGAGATGCTGGACGCGGTCGGAATCGAGTACGAGGAGAGGCCGAAGCGGAGGTGGACGCTGCGCTCGCTCCATTGGCAGACGGACGGCGGGTTCGCCGCCGCGTACGAGCACCCAGACGGGAGATTGATGCTCAGCACCGTCGGAGGCATGTTCGCGTCGTCTGGGACTATCGCGGCGCTGGCAGTGAAGAACAGGAAGATGGCACAGGCAATCGAGGAGGAGGACGAAGATGACTGGTGAGAAGCTGCTGCCGTGCCCGTGCTGCGGCAGCTCCGCGACGGTCGAGCCGCACCTCGTCGAGGCTGGCTGCACGGTTGGCGACCAGACGTGGACGGATTGGTGGACGGCGAGCGTCAACTGCGATTCGTGCGCGCTCCAGTTCGTGGGCGGCGGCGACACCGAGGAGGAGGCCGTCGAGGACGCGCTGAGGGGATGGAACATGCGGGCGGCGACGACCGACCAGCAGTTCGCCTGGGCCGTGCACGACGGGCGCACGTGGGTGTGCGTCGAAGGCGCCCTGGAATCCGACGTGCTCAAGCCGATAGAGGGCTTCACCCGCGACAGCATATACCGCGACTCCATGGCCGAGTACGGCGAGTGGATGGGGAAGGCGACGGAGCTTATGCGGGACATATGGACTACGACCACGTGGGAGGGCGGCATGACCGACGAGTACCGCGACGGGCTGCGCAGGCGGTTGGAAGAGCTCGGAATCGAGGTGAGCTGATGCTGATTAAGACCGAAGGGATGGGAACGGCCACGAACGGCGAGCGCACGTGGAGCGAGCCTTACGAGATATGGGTCAATCCGAAGCTCGTCGTGTCCGCGCTGCCCGAGATAAAGAGCATAAAGCTGCTTGGAGATGATGATTACACGCGGCTGACCGACTACGGATTCGAGCGGTTCTGCAGGACGTACGAGCAGGTGGAGGGCCTATGACCCTATGCGAGCACTGCACCCGCGCCACGTTCAACGGCTTCCCGTCGAAGGGTTCGCCCGAGTGGGAGGTCGGCACCGTCTACTTCTGGTGCCCGACGTTCAACACGCACCACCAGCACAGCGAGTGCGAGGGCCACGTGGAGGGCGAGCCGAGGCGATTCGACAAGCGGGGAAGGGAGATGGGCTGATGTTCGAGAAGTACACGGCCTACCAGCCGATGCAGACCACCACGACCACGACCGCGTGGGCAGGATGGCCAATCGTCAACCCGAAGTGCTACGGATGCTGGCATTGCTCCGTCATATACGGCAAGCCAGTATGCTATTGCGCAAGCCGCACGACGGGCAGCGACGGCACGTGCCTGAGCTACTTCGGGAGGGATGTCCGATGAGCAGGAGCCTGTACGGCTGGATTCTCTGCTACCTCCAGAGCGACGGCAAGTGCGAGGGGTGCGACCTCACGAGCTGCGCCCGATTCGATGAGGCGCTGTTCTGCCCGTACACGGGGGCCGAGATGAGGGCCATGAGGCGGATGAGGTGGACGTTCACCGATGCGGAGATGATGGAAAGGGAGGACGATGATGGCTGAGTTCTACGTCGAGAGGCAAGTATGGGCGAGATGGCCCAAGGTGCTCATCATGTGCAGGAGAACAGGAAGCATGGAGGGCGGCGATTGCAAGGTCGAGCAGCGGCGCTACGTGCCCGAAGCCGACAAGGAGGCCGTCAAGGAGATACTGGGCGGCTACCTAGAGGAGGCGCATGCGCTGTACAGGGCGCAGAAGGAGGCGCTGTACGCAGCTTGCAGGCACGTCGCCAACTGCACCGGCTCGTGCCCCTACGACGTGCACTACGATGAATGTGCGGACTGGAAAGACGATTGCGAGAATCGTTGCAGCGCGGAAACCGACTACGCGGAGTGCTGGATGCGGTACTTCACGCGCTGATCCGGGCACAAAAAAAGCCCCGCTTCGGCGGGGCTTTCCTATTTCATCGGCCTGGAATGCTCCGGCGAAGGAGGCCCGTCCGATACGCTGTGCGAGTAATTGAAGAAATCCTTCCAAGCGTAGCCGCAGTCGGCGCATTCGAAGCTCACGGAGATGTACTGCGATACGTCCGAGAAGAACTGCCCGACCTCCGAGCAGCCGTAAGACCCGCATTTCGGGCACTTATCGGGCATCCACTTGCTCCTGAGGAAACCGTAGCTCATCTACAGCCCCATCCCTGCGATTTGCCTGCCGATGCGGTGCGGTATCTCGGTCACGAGGGCGTTGCCCATGCAGAAGGCCCTGTGACCGTCCGACATTCCCTCGGTCCAGCCCTTCGGGAAGCACTGCAGCTGGTCCAGCTCGTCGGGAACGAGCCTGCGGAGCCTGTCGGAGTCGCCCCTGACCACGTGCTTAGTGCGGGAAGGCCCCGAGCCGCCCTCTCCAGTGAGGATGGTCCTGGCAGGCTTGTCCAAGTCGTCGGGGAAGGCAACGGGACCCTCCGAGTAGACGTACTCGTAGCCGTTCCTGGCCGTCCTGGGCTCCTTCTTGGCGCCTTTGAGGTACTCCCAGCGGTCCATGGAATCAGCCGAGAGGAAGAACTGCTCGGGAACCTCCGAATCGTGCACCATGACGTCGCGTATGGTGCGGCGGACGCCCTTGTACACGGGATAGTAGTCGTTCGTGAGCACCCTGCAGCCAGACATGAGCCCTGATGCGAGGAATGGGGACTTGCCACGGCCGCCGAACGTGCTCGAAGCGTCGTACGGGTCCTCCGGGATGCGGAAATCCCTGATTTCGCCCTTGACGGAGGAGGGGAAGGCATTCTGGATCGCGCCCATGTTCCCGCCGTTCTCTGCGAGCCTTGCGAAGATGTACGCGCGACGCCTGCGCTGCGGCATGCCGTAGTCGGCGGCGTTAACGACCTGCCAGGAGACCTCGTAGCCGAGCTGGGCGAAGCAGGCCAGCACGATGGCGAAATCACGGCCCCTCTGTGCCGTCGGGGACTTCAGCAGGCGGTCGACGTTCTCCAAGAGCACGAACTTGGGCTTCTTGAGCGTCAGCATGCGCTCTATCGACCACCAGAGCACGCCTTTCTTGCCTTCTATGCCCTTTGCGTCGGCGGCCGGCCTTGCTACCGAGTAGTCCTGGCACGGAAATCCGCCCACGAGCAGGTCGAAGTCGGGAATGTCCCTCTCGCCGGCCTCGTACTGGTCCAGCACGAGCTCTATGTCCTCGTTCACGCACGAGCCCTCGCCGAAGCGGCGCTCGTAGCACTCCCAGGCGAACTGCTTGGCCCTGGTTCCGGGCGGCTCCCACTGGTTGGCCCAGACTGTCTGGAAATCGCCCGCAGGGGGCATGTAGAAGGCGTCTCCGGGCTTGCCGTAGCCCTCGAGGCCGAGGCGGAAGCCCCCGACGCCAGCGAACATCTCAGCAACGCGTATCATGCGCGTCTCCTCTCTAGTCCATTCGATTGTATACGAAAAGGGGCGTTCGATCAAACGCCCCGATGGCGCACTATGCGCCCGAGCTTGCGCCGACCGTCCTGGTCGTGCTCCACGTGGAAAGACTTCGGAGCCTCGAGGCCGATGATGACCAGCGGGGCCGTGAGGAGCATGCCCATCGGGCGCAGGAAGCGGATGTACTTCTCGTAGGTGCCCACGGCGTTGTCGAAGCCGCCCGCGACCCTCATGTCGTCGGTGGCGGTGATGATCACGCCGATCTCGGTCTGGATGGCCTTCTCGACGTGGTTGAGCTCGCTCGCGAGCGTGGGCTTGAGCAGGTTCCACGGCGCGTCGTTGCCGTGGTTGAACGCGACCTCGACCGAGACGACGTCCTTCGCGAAGTCGAGGCGGAATATGCTCTGGTTGTCGGCGTACTCGGCCTCGGAGAAGATTTGCGACTCCGCGCTCCAGCCACGCGAGACGAACTCGCGTTTGAGCAGGCGGTTTATCGCAGGCGAGATTGACTTCTTCCTGCCGAGGTCGCGGCGCTCGAACTCGGACGCCACCATGTCGTCGGTGACCGACTCGAGCGCGGAGGTGACGTCCGCCCAATACGGGCGGTACCTCTCGACGTGGCGGATTAGATAATCGCCGTACCTGAAACCGTGGACCCTGTACTCCATGCGCCCAGTATAGACGAACTGGCCCGGACCGTCAGCAGACCTTGTGCAGCGTGGCCGACCCGACGCCCTCGGACTTCACGTTCACCATCACGGGCGGAATCCAACGGAGCACGAGCTGGCGGTCCCCGTCCCTCGGCCCGGTCCAGTAGTGGTGCCAGTGAGCCCTGCGCATGTGGGGCCTGACGGTGCCGCCCTGGTACGGCTTCCGCTCGGATTTGGCGTGCTCGTAGGAGCGGAGCTCGGCGCCGATGCGGTATCCGACGTCGTGCCAGGTGGCCTGGCTCCTCCTCTTGGCGTTGTTGCGCCTCTTCACCTTGGGCGGGGAGTACGACGCCACGATGTCGGCGTTCGCCGAGCAGAGGTAGGCCACCCCGTTGGCCGCGAGGCTCGCAGGGTAGAGCTCGAGCTCGGTGTCATCGGCCATGAACCCTATGTCGCTCGGTATCGCGAAGCGGCATATCGACAGCAGCTCGTCTCCCGTGTTCACCAGGGTCCGCCCGTTCGCGCCGTCCGCGCTCCTCGGGTCGCCGCCGAAGTAGACGCCGGGTCCCTCCTCGCACCCTGGGAACAGCGACGGGTCGAAGCCGAGGATGTTGTCGCACGGAACGACGTAGATGACGGTGCCCTCGCTCCTGTTGCCGCATGGCAGCTTCATGTAGAAGCAGTCGTGCGGCCTGTACCCGATGCACTCCGGCAGCAGGTCTATCCACTTCTCGCCGGCGATGGATGCGGCGAACGACGGGTCGAAATCGTACACCTGCATCCCGCAATCCGCCCACGCCATCGCGATCTGACGCTCGTAGGCTATGCTCACGAGGTCGAACGCGAGCTCCTCCCTCGCGTCGTCGCTGGACCTCACCAACATTGCGAGGATGTCTTCTGCGTCGAGCTCGGGCTGGCGTGCCGCCAGGCTCTGCCATTTCTCGACTACCAACTCGCGTTTCCTAGCCATTCTGCCTCCTCTCCGCCGAGTACGAGTCGCTGCAGAACGGGGCCCCGCGGCCCCTGTTCCAGTGCATGCACGCCCTCGGGCACTTTCCCGTCTTCCTCATGGCCTTGCACTCTGCGACGGCCCTCTTCTGCTTGAAAGCGTTCATTCAGCCTCCTAAATGCGAAGGGGCGCCGATGCGCCCCGTCCAACAAGATATGCGCCGCTCATAACGGCGTCACTTCTCGACAGCGCCTAACGACTCGAGCGTGCACGTCGGGCGGTGGCGATTCTTGAAGCGGCGGATGACCTCCTCCTTCGACTCGATGGCCGACACGCTGTAGGTGGTCGGCATACCCTTCGGGTCGTACATGGCCGCCGACCAGCCGTCGTTGGTGCGCATGACCTGCAGGGTGAACCCCTCCAGGCTGTACTTCTCGGCGGAATCGTGGACGGCGAACAGCTCCGCCTCGCGCCAGATGACCTCGCGCTTCCAGAACTCGACGGCCCTAAGCAGGGCGTCATCGCCGTTGAAGTAATGCCCCCAGTCCCACGAGTAGTGGACCGTGTTGCCGCGGCGGTAGTCGTTCTCGATCAGCGCATCGTAGTAGGCGGGGTCCTGGTAGGACAGCCAGTTGTTGGCCTGGCCGACGCAGCGGCCGGTCTTCTCGTCCCAGCAGTCGCCCGAGCGGTCGACGGTGACGCCCTCGGGGAACGTGGAATCGGGCGGCATGTACTCGTGGCTCTCGGTGAAGTACGAGCCGACGATGTACTCGATGCGGCCGCCCTTCATCTCGTGCAGGAGCAGCATGCGGACGTTGCCGTCCTGGTCGTGGGTTGCCAGGACCTTGGTGTTCTTGCTGTTGTAAGCCATGATTTCTCCTATCTGTAAACGGTCTCCTGGGTGATGAAGCGGGTGACTCCGTCGGTACACACTGGGCACCCGGCCATGAGCTCGACGGCGACCGCCATGTAGCGTTCGGCCTCGGAGCCGTCGCACTCCCTCGCGCCCTGCATGTAGAAGTCGATTGCCGACTGGCGCGACCGCCACACCTCGGCCTGGTTGTAGCAGACCACGACGCACTCTCCCTTGCGGGAGAGGCGCCTGAGCGCGGAGGGGTCCATGTCGCGGACGGCGTCGTCGAACAGCCTCTTGAGTATGCCCATGCCCGTCTCCTATCCCCGAAGCTCTGCTATCTTGCCTGCGAACGGGTTGGCCGCCGACTCGAAAGCCTGGTGGACGCCGTCGCCGTCGACCCAGTAGAGCCCGTACTCGTCGAAATCGTCTACGTAATGGCAGGCGTAGCTGCCCGGCTCGCAGAAGAGCCGCATGAACTCGGTTATCAGGTCGCCGACCGAGTAGGCAACCTCGCCGCAGAACATGTCTTCGGTGCCGTCGGCAGAGAGCCAGGTGCAGCCGTCCAGATGGCCCGTGACGTGGGCGAACTCGCCCTCGTGTTCGAGCCAGGCGTATGCCTCCTTGAGTTTCGGGTCGCGGACGATGTAGCGGCTGCCCGCGTCTGCTGCGTACATGGTCATGTTTGCCTCCTTAGAATCGCTCGGGTATGTCCTCGTGGCCGCATTCGCAGCACGTGAGCGTCGCGCCCGAATCGAGCATCACGTCGTTGGGGAAGTCGTAGTAGTTCCATCCGTCGGGCGTGATGTGCGTGAGGCCCGTGAGGATTACCGTGCTGGCGTCGAAGCTCTCGGTGTTGCCGCACTTTGGGCAGGTGAATCCAGTCTCGTTCATGGCTATGCCTCCTTTACAGTGCGTACTCGATTACGATTTCGTCGGCGAACGCGTCGGTCGAGAAGCCGTCGGCGAAGCGGATTCTGTACATCGGCCCTGTCTCGGCCTCGTCGTACTCGGAGGGGCTGAGCTTGCCGACGACCTCTATGCGCTGGCCGTCCCTGTGCATCAGCTCCGAATCGGCGCCGTGCGAGTCAAACGTGTAGAACCTTTTCATGGTTAAGCCTCCTCGTAAATCTTGATGAACTGCGTCTCGATGTCGTATCCCCTGGTCACGCTCATGTTCTCCTCGGCCCAGGCATCGGCCTTCGCCTCGGCCTCTTCGAGGGAGGATGCCTTCACGGAGAAGAAGGCGGCGGCCTGGAAGTCGTAGGTCTTCATCGGCCGGATCTCGGCGTCCTCCGGCGCGATTTGCGGGGCGGGGGCCACGTCGGCCACCTCGAAGGCGCCCCAGTGCTTCTGGGCGTTCTCCATCTCGGCCTGAAGGACGCTCTCCAGGCCCTTCTCGGTTTTCAGGTAGCCGTAGACCGCGTCGGTCGCGGCCATGTCGTCGTCGGCTTCGACCAGGACGGTCGTGGTGGTCACGTAATCGACTGTCACTTCGTACACCATGTCTATTCCTCCTCGTCATCCCAATATCCGACTGTGCTGACGTACTGGTAGTGCTGCTCGAACTCGAGGCCGCAGTTACCGCAGGCCAGGTGCTCGACTGACCAGCGGTTCTCGCCGTACATCAGGCCAGTTGCCTCGATTTGGCCGCTCTTGCAGCGCGGGCAGCGGTCGTATGCGTGAGTGGTGTGTTCCATGTCTAAACCTCCAGTTCGTTGTCGTCGTCGTCAGTTACCATGCCCGTGCAGCAGAACTCGATGAAGGCCGACACGGCGCGAAGGCCGTCACCGCAGTCGATTTCGAGCTCGTCCCACCTGCCGTAGGTCATGTAATTCTCGAATGCCCAGTATTTGTCGTTGAGCTCGTTTTGCGTGATTGCCATAGCTGCCTCCTTAGCAGATGAATCCCGTCTGGCCCTCGATGGCGGCGCGCATCATCTTGTCGCGCAGCCAACCCGAATCGTTGTAGAGACGCTCGATGTAGTCCTCGACGATTGAGCCGACGATTTCCTCGGTGAGCGAGTCCATGAACCTGTCGGCTTCGGCTTCGGGCATGTTGTTGTAGATGCACTCGATCTGCGCGTCCAGCTCCTCGAAGGCGTGCTGGCGCATGAAGGTCATGAACTCGTCGTCGGTGTAGCGAATGTAGTGCCGTTTGACCTGCTCGTATTGCTTGTCGTTCATCAGAAATCCCTCCCATCGGGCTCGACGTCCAGGCCGAGCGACACTAGCTCGGCGTAGACCGTTTCCTTCAATCGATTGGCCGCGTCTTCGGTGTCGTATTCGATTGCGTACTCTTCCATCGGCGAGAGGTCGCGGACGAACCCCTCGCGCTCGAAATCGGTCATCAGCTTCTGAAGCATGTTGTAGGTCGCCGCGGCGATGCGGTCGTCGACGCGGGCGGCGAACTCCCTCGAATTGATTTGGCGCATGACGTGCTTCTTTCTATCGGTTCTGCATGCATTCGCAGGCGTGCTCAAGCGTGTTGAACGGTCCGAAGACGCCCTCGTAGACGGTATCGACCCACCATTGGCCGCTCATGTCCTTCTCGTAGGAAGCGCCCGTGTCCCCGTCGAAGTAATGGGCGCCTTCGGCGATGACGGCGAGCTCGATTGACGTCGTGTCGGATACCCAGAAGCCAGTTGCCATAGTCATAATCACCACTCCCAAATCCTCATCCGCATCTTGAACTGCCAGAACGCTATCGGTTCAAGGCCGTTCTTCCTGCTCACGTTCACGTACGCGGCGTAGAAGCCATCCATGAACTTGTCGAATTGTCGTTTCGTCATCAGACCTCCCATTCTTGCTCAGTAGGCTTCGACCATGCAGCCGAGCTCCTCCGAATAGCCGAACGTGCCCTCGATTTCCAGGTCGCGGCCGTAGGCTTCGTAGTCGAAGTAGCATTGCAGGTGGTCGGGAATCTCTTCGAGCAGCCCCGTCTCGGAGACGACCTCCCGCGCCACGGCGGTCATGTCGTGGCAACCGTCGTAGACGTGGACCTGGTCCGAGTACCGCGCCGCCGTCTCGTAGTCCTCGCCGAGCAGCGACATTCGCACGCCGATCGCGTCCTGTTCGTAGCCGTCAAGCGAGTCCCATTCCTCGGCGATTTCGTTCAGCCGCTCGTAATCGGGGTACTCGGAGTACTTCAGGCCCGGAATCCGGCACTCCCAATCGGCGCAGAAGACTTCCTCGTAGACGCCGCACGAGGGGTCGCCGTAGCGCGGGGCGCCGATGCCGATGCGCTCCATGAGGGCCTGCCAGTCCTCGTCGAAATCGTCGCGGGGCAGCGAGAACCATTCCCCGACCAGCTCGCCCTCGGTGTATTTGCCCAGGTTGCCGACCCATACGCTGATGGATGCGTTGCTGTCGTACATGTGGTATCCTCTCTCTCGTCGGTGGGGGAGCGGAGTCGTGAAGCCGCGCCGCTCCCTTGCTTCTCATCCGCGCCCGACCGACCTCCCGTCAGCCGTCGCGCAGGTCCATCAACTTGAAGGGCGCCCGATTGGACGCCCTCCGAATGACCGATGATTCCTAAGCGACGCTCTTGTACCAGCTCTTGCGCTTCTTCGCGAAGCGGAAACCGAGCTGCTTGAGCTCGTCTGCGTACGGTTTGGACTCGCCCTCGACCCAGATGCAGGCCGTGGGGTTCTTCTGCGAAGCCACCAGGCCGCGCTCCCTGGCCCACTCGGTCATGCTCTCAAGGCTGACCTCGGCGGGCTGCTCGGCCTTGGGCGGCTTCGGGGCCTTGGGCTTGTCGGCCTTCGGCTTCTCCACCGGCGGCTTCTCCAGCTTCGGCGCTTCCTCCTTGGGAGCTTCGGGTTCGCGCTCCCAGGTGGAGCGGATGCCCGACTTGCCGCTCTTGTTGGGCGTGTAGGTGACCACTCGGTCGCACAGCCCCTTGAGCGTGGCCTTGACCTCCTCGGCCTTGGCGCCCCACTCTTCGAGCGAGTCGACGTACTCGGCCTTGACGGAAGCGAGCTCGTCATCGGCCGTGCGCTTGAGCCAGTTCTCGGCTCCTTGGTTGGTCTTCAGGCGGCTGAAGCTCACCCAGCCGACCTTGCCGTCCTTGGTGGTGCCGTACACGACCCAGCCGAACGTTCCCTTGTTTGCCATATCGTCCTCTTTCTTCTCGTCTACCTGCGGTTTCTCTTGCGGTGTCTCGTCTTCGACCTGCGGTTTCTCCTCCTCCTTCTCGACTTCCAGCTTCTCGGCCTTCGAGCGGTAGTGCTCGACCATCTGCTCGGACGCCTTGAGCTTGGTCTCCAGCTCCTTGACCGTCTCGGCCAAATCGCCCTTCGGCCGCGGCTTGGCCAGGCGCGAGCTCTGGTCGTCCTGCCTAATCTGCATGAGCAGCAGCTCCAACCTCACGTCCTTGTCCTCGGCGAAGCCCACGACGGGGCGCAAGTCCTCGTTCTCGGCGGTGGCCAGCTCAAGGCACGCCTTCGGGCCGAAGCACTTGCGCACGATTCCGGTGAGCGTGGCCAGGAAGTCGGCGTTCACGTACATGGCGTATCGGTAGCACGCCCTCGGCGGGACGCTCATGAGCTTGTCGATGTCGGGATACTTGCCCTCGACGAGGTTGAACTCCCACTCGGAGACGCTCGATTTGGCCTTCTTGCCGAACTTGGTGATGCGGGTGACCTTGCATTTCTGCTGGTCAATCGGGTCGAACGTGAGCATGTCGTCGGCCTTGAGCTCCTCGACCGTCTCGGGCGGGATGACGAAGCTCGACTCGTGGTTGTTGCCGCCGACGTAGCCGCGGGTGATTCGGGCGACCTTGTAGGTGTCGCAGCCCGAGACCCGCCAGTTGCCGTCCTTGTCGACCTCGACCAGCACGCCCTGCAGGATCCGGCGGTACGCCAGCTCCTTCTTGCCCGACTTGGGCACGTCGTAGGCGGCCAGGATGTACTTGCCCTCGATGTTCGCGGTTGCCATGGATAGGCTCCTCTCAACAGCGAGGGCGCCCACTCGGGACGCCCTCGTTCTTTCGGATATGTCGTTGTCGGTCTACAAATCGCCCGACAGTGCTTCGAGGACGAACTCCTCGAAGACGGTCATCTTGCCCTCTGGCCGGCTGTTGTTGCGCCTGACCAGCTCCTCTGCGAGATACTCGGCAGAGTAGGGGCACCTCGGTTCGAGGTACTCGATGACCGCTTCGGTCCACGCCTTCGACGATGCTATCTTCACCTCCTGGAGCATCGTCGCGTAGGGTTCGGCGAGCTCGAACTCGCCGTCTGGGCTCATCTTCCAAATGCCTTCCGCCATCAAGCCTCCTTACTCGTAGACGACTTCCCAAACTTCATCCGCATCATAGCCCGAATAGTAGGCCGACGCCTGGATGGAAGTCTCCTCGTTGGCGCACTCGGGCTCCCAGAGCGCGCATTCGTGGGCCATGTCGCAAATCTGGCACGCTTCGAAGGGCAGGTTCTCGACGAGCTTGTCCACGTCGTCCCAGGGCTCGTCGTAGTACGAGGCGTCGTTCCACCTGCCGAAGAGCGAGCCGTAGCTCGACCAGTTCGTGCGGAGGGGCAGGTAGCTCTCGTTCGAGTAGAACACGCCGCCGTCCTCGTAGAAATCGCCGACCAGGGCCAAATCCCCCGCGTTGTCGATTATCGCCAGCTTGCTGCGGCACGCCCCTTGCAGCAGCTCTATCGCGTCTGAGCTGTGCATGAACGAGGGGTTCATCCTCGCCAGCGGCGCCACGACGCTAGCCACGAAGTCCATCGAGTCCGACCAGTTCTGGTCGGTCCTCCTGCCCTGTATGACGCCGTTGTGGGCGATGCCGAACCGCGACTCGATTGCCAGCGCCCCGAGGTCGGCGGGCTCGGAGGAAATCGGGAAGGGGTGGCAGCACTTCGGCTGCACCTTGCCGTGGGTGGCGATTCGGAAGTGGAGAACCACCGCCGAGTCGCTCGGGATGTGCTCGGAGTCCAGGGCGGACTTGAACTCGCCCCACTCCATGAATCCCTTTCGGATCCGGACGTTCTTGCCGTCGGAGTACATGAACCCCGCCCCGTCGGGGTTCGAGCAGAAGCAGGTCCTGAGGACCTCGTCCGACGGGATCTCGACGTTCGTGGGGACTGCTACGATGATGCACATGGGCATCTCCTCTCTTTCGTGGTTTCCAATCTCGCGGGTCGGCCCGTTAGAGCAGGCCGCGCTCGGTCAGGTAGCCGCGCAGGTACTCGGCGCACTCGGGGACGGACACGGCTGCGAGGACCTCGGGGACGAGGTCGTACCAGGTGACCGACTCGACCCAGAAGCTCGACTTGGCCTTGGCGACCCTCGCCAGGCCCTCGACCAGCGCCAGGGAAGCGAAGTAGGTCGACCACTTGAGCGTGCCGCGGAAGATGCGGATCTCGACGTGGTTCGGGTGGCAGATGTTCACGGCCCTGTACTTGGAGCGGTCGTTCTCCTTGAATCGGCGCGCCTTCTCGAACAGCCCCTCGGAACGGCCGCCCTTGACGTCGACCGTCGGCTCCTTGGGCGAGTAGTCCAGGCTCGTCTTGAAGGTCGCCCAGCGGTCGAGCTCGTAGCGGTCGCGGCGGCTGAAGATGTAGAGCTGCTGCTCGAAGCGTTGGTAGAGGCGCATCATCTTGTAGACGCCGGCGTCCTGCACGACGGTCGAGGAGCCGAAGAAGTCCCTGTTCACCGATACGTGCAGGCCGCAGCGCCCGTTGTCGTGGCTCGTGTAGTCGAAGCGGTTGGCCGTCTCCTTGATTCCGACGTAGGTGTCCATCAGGCTCAGGTGGTAGGCCAGCGTCATCGGGTGGCTCGTAATCTCGACGCCGTTGTCCAGGCTCCCGTCGTCGGTCATCCAGAAGTGCTCGTGGAACTTGGGCAGGGCGTTCAGCTCGGCGGCGTAGCGCCTGCGCTCGTACCCTCCGTCGGTTTCGAGCTCGACTCCCATCATCAGGTCGGCGTTCTTGCCGCTCCCTCGGCCGCCGAAGAACCTGACCGCTGGGTCGTAGTCGTACGGGAATATCTCCGCGTCGCCATAACACGACTCGCAGTAGTAATCGCCGTCGCATTCGTGCAGGTCGTCGTCGGGGAAGCGGTCGCCGCATCCCTCACACAGGCTGGTGTACTCGCAGCAGCCCTCGCACCAAAGCTCCGAGCCGCCCGAGGTCTCGACCTCGTGGACCTCGTGGTCGCTCGTCCACTCGCCGCAGCACTCGCAGCGGGTGTAGCCGCTACGGGTCGCGCAGTGCTCCGAGCAGTAGAGCCCTGCATCCTCGATGTAGACCATGTCTTCAGCCCAGCCCCACTCGCCGCAACGCTGGCAGTAGTCCCAGCCGCTCTCGTAGGCGCATTCTGAGGTGCAGAAGACCAGGTCGTCGATGGTGACCACCTCGTCGGGATCCCTGTAGTGGGTCTCGCCCTCGGCGTCGATGTATCCGGCGACCTCGCCGCAGCCGCGGCACTCGATGGTCTCGACGGCTTCGAGCGCCAGCTCGGTCTTCCAGCGGGACTCGACCTCGTAGCGGCGCAGGGTGAAGAGCGCCTGGTTCACAACCCAGGAGTCGAAACCCCTGTCGGCGTAGCGGCGGACGTAGCGGGAGACGTGCTCGATTTGCTCTTGGGTGTACGGCATGGTACACTCCTTCCTTGTCAGGAGGGGTCGAAGTTTCCTAGGCGACAACCCCTCGGCTTATGTGCAGCGCCCCTTCGGGGGCGTTGTCTACTTTCCGTAGATGTGGACCTCGTCGATTTCGTCGGGCTCGAAGCAGCCGCCCACGGTGTGGAAGAACGACCACTCGGAAGCCCTCAGCTTGGCCGTCCTGACCAGGCCCGACTCGGTGGCCGCGCCGCTCTCGAACGGCACCTCGTACAGTTCCTCGCCGACCACGACGATTGCGGTGTACTTGCGCTTCACGACTCCCTCCTAACCGTCGCCGTCATCAGGCGACACTCCTTGCCAGTGAACAGGTACTTCTCGAAGTCGACCCCGATGAGCGCGCTAGGCACGAAACCCCAGATGCGCAGCTCGCGCTCGGCGTCCTTGCGGGTGTCGAAGTAGCTGCCGCCGGATCCGTCAACACGAACGACGTACATGGGCACCTCCTAGCGGTCCATGCGGCGGCAAGCCGCGCTGTACAGGCGGTTCTCGGCGGCCATGCCAGCGGCCAGAACCTCGTCGCGGGTTTCGGCGACCGCCAAGCCCATGCGCTCGTACTCGGCGGCGTGCTCCGCTGCCTTGCGCTCCCAGTAGCGGGCCTCGGCCAGCGACTCGGTTGCGGCCATCTCGACCAGCTCGGCCGTCTGCCGCTTGAGGGCGGCGCGCTCGCGGCGGCGGTAGATGCGCTTCGAGCTGCTGACGAACTCGTCCTTGAGGGCGTCGCGGCCCCAGTACTCGATTACGCCCAGCTCGTTCCACTTGGTATTGGCGTAGTGCTTCATCTGCGTCTCCTTTACTCGTGGCGGAACAGAACCGCCGAACGTTCCATGTCCCAGAGCCAGCCGGCGAACTCGGGGTATTCCGACTTGTCGACGGCCAGCTCGTAGAACTCGCGTGCCAGCTCCTCGTCCATGAACGGCGGGATGCCGTCCTCGTGGCTCGTCCAGTACATGACCAGGCCTCCTTACGAAATCGGTCCCAGGTGCTCGGTGCGCCATACGATGCGGTGCTTCAGCTCCATGAGCGTGCTGCGGCTCACGTGCTCGGTGGTGGCGGCCCTGTCGCGCCAGACGGTCGTCTTGCTGCCCAGGAAGTTGAGGGCGACGACGGTCGCGACCTCGCTCAGGTTCTCGGCCATGACGTCGGTCAGCTCGCGGACCTCGACTCGGTTGGTGGCGTTGTCGATTGCCAGATACTCGTTGAACTCGGGTTTCATGGTTGCTCCTCTCCGACCCCGCGGGGTCACTGGGGCGGCTCCTCCTCCTCGGAGCCGCCGGGCTTGCCCTCGTTGACGAGGACGTCCCAACTTATGGAAGCGGCCGCCACGATTGCGGCGGCCACTCCCAGCTTCACGAACTCGCGCCTGCTAAGCTCCTGCATCGGCGGCTCCTAGTAGACTCGGTAGCCGATGGCCCTGGCCTTCTGGCCCTTGGCCTTCACGACTACCTTGTAGTCGCGGTTGAGCTTCCCTCGGAATGCCCATGTGTGGACTCCCAGGCGGTCGACGTGGACCCGCTTGCTCGTCTTGCGGTCGATGACCGTGACCTTGGCGCCCTTCATGGCCTTGTCCTTGCCGCAGACGGCGATGAACGCGGTGAACGACTTGCCGCTCGTGGTCACGTCCTCGATGTAGGGGATGCTCACGGTCGCCGATTGGCAGCGGGTGCAGGCGCTCCCAGCCTTGAGGGGCGCGGCGTCGGCCCTCGGCACGGCCACCAGGCACGCGGCGGCTACGATTGCGGCGATGATTACGGCGATGATTGCGGTCTTCTTCATGGGGATGTCCTTTCTCTCTCGACCGACTCTCGATGCAGAGCGCATCACTCTGGGCGCTCGATTGAGTGCCCAGAGGGGACGCTCTACCAAAGCTCGAACAGGGACTCGGTCAACTCCGCGCCGTCCTCGGCGATGAGGTCCAGGACGGCTCGGCTCCAGCCGCGTTCCTCGGGAGTGCTCTTGGCGTGCCAGTTGAACTGCGGCTCGTAGGCGATGAATCCGAACGCGGCCAGCTCGTCAAGCGCGGCCTCGGTGGCCATGTCGGCCATCTCGATGAGGGCGTCAATCTCGTAAGGCATAGGGGATCCTTTCTCTCGAAGTTGCCTACTAGCAACCGAGTGGCTACTCACTCCTCGCCACTCGGCTGCCCTAAGCAACTCCCTAAGGAGCGCGGGGCGCTACCCCCGCTTCGGCTCAATCTCCCAGTCTCGGGCCGCAAAACTGACCACCTCGTCTCGAAAGACTCCCGAGAACGGCTCGGTTCGCGCTCCCTCTTGCCCCTCGTGGGCACTGAGACAGGTTGGCTACCCCTCTTATTCCACCCCTTCGCTAAGGGGTTCAGGTTTCGAGGGGACCGGGCTCGGGCATGGCTCCGCCGAGCCGATTCTCTTCGGTGGGTTTCAAACTGCTCGCGGTACTTCCGCTTCGCATAGGGACGCTCGTCCCAACGGTGGATTCCTGACTCTGCGTGTGCGAGTTAACACCGCATGGGGCACCGACACTCCTAGCCAAGAGCTCGGGCAACGACAGAGGGGCTTCGTCACCTTGTCTACTCGCAACTTGCAAACGCTGTTCAGCACGCGCCGCTTGGTTTCTCACGACGCTTCCGGGTATTTGGGCATGGCTCCGCCCTGACCGCTCGCGGCCTGGAACTTTTGGATTTTCCCGCTCTTATTAGGGAAGACTTGGGGTATACTGACCCCTGCAAACGTGACGCTTCCCGCTGAAGAGTGGAGCAACCGAGTTCTGGGCAGAGTTGTCCCGTATTCCCCAGCATCCACCGCTATGATGAACGGGTTGCCCCGAACAGGCTACACTGACCCCATACCCATACCCCAGCGACGCATCCCTGATGCAGCCCTGCAAAGGCGCTTTTACACGCAAGACAGACGTGGTGCAGTTTGAAAGTGGCGCTTCCTAGCGCACACAGACGCTTACAGTACACGTCTGCATTTGGGTATCTTTTTGTAAAGGTGCGAACCGATAGCGAACGGACTACAGGCGGGCAATCGCCCAAGGTAGAGTTACGATGCCTTAACATCTTTGAGGTCAATGTAGAACCCGCATTCAGACTTGCTGTAAGCCCATTTCAAGCCCTTATAAGGGGACGCCTGAAGCGTTCCATGCGCAAGGGACTTGTACTTGGGCGTGACTTCGGACTTGTCCTTAAGGCGGACAATGACGCGATAGCCCTGAATTACGACCTTATGGGGCTTGAAACCCGCTTCGCGCTGCTTGCGCACTTCGTTTTCGATGAGCTTGCGCGTGCTTTCCCAGTTCATGACAGGCCAGAACTTCCACGCCTTGCACTGCACCACAGGCAGGCCAGAGATGGTTTCCCATTTGACGGTGTTGGCGTTCACGACGCGCTGGGGATTAGGTTTCTTCACCTTGGTATCGGTTGATACCCATTCGACCAAGTTGCCCATGGTGACCGCTTGAGCCATCGTGATGATGCCAGCTTCCACAGAGTCAGTTAGCCATCCCTTGAGGTCAAGGTTAGCAGAGGTGTACTTAAAGGTGTTTTTCGTAGTCATGATGATACCCACTTCCATAATCTAGAAACCGATTAAAACAGTGGGCGATTGACCGCTTGTAACCCGTTCGCTATTCAGTTGATAAGGTGCAGGAATGGCAGATGAGCCGTTCCCCGTCGCGCTTAAGTTCCGCGCTTCGTTGAAACGAATGATAGGGGATAGTTAAACGTTATGCAAGGGAAAAGTTAAACATTTTTTGGGTAATGGTATAGTTTGACATTGATAAACGATAGTTATACAATGGTTGAGCAGGGAAAACGTGTTTAACTATGACTAAACATAATGTGAAGAAGATATGGAGAAAAGAACAGATGTACGCTATGGATGTACTGAAACAAGCGGCAAAAGATAAGGGAATACCACTAGGGCATATAGGCGTATCAATGGGAAAAGCTAGGACATACGTGAATACAACCATAAGCAAGGGGACTACACCACAAGCAGACACACTAGCGCGGATGTTGGATGCTTGCGGTTACGGACTGTATGCAATGCCAAAAGATAAAGCGCCCAAGGATGCACTACAGATAACGCCAAAAGACGGGGAATAATCAGACAGTATCTTGTGTGTTTACCAGGACGCAACAACAAAAGCCCAGGTCAAGCGCGTGTGATGTGATGGATCCAGGGAATTGTAAACATATACATACAATATATTGTGTTAGCAAGTGTAACTAGTGATTGATTGACAATAGTTAACACATAGCGCAAGGGGTAAAGCGTGCAATAGTGATATGGTGTGACTATATGCAATGGATAAGCGTTAACAGTTGATTGATACTTGCAAGGGGTAACAACTGACAGAGTGTAGATAATAGACAGTGACAAGTAATGATATAGGCGCAACGTTGGCGGGTTGTTGACGTTGCGCCTATTGCTATTTGTGGATACTTGCAAGGGGTTAGGGTATGCAACGGGTAATGATAGACAGTAGCAAGTAATGAGGGTATGCAATGGGGGAATAGCAAGGGGTGAAATGAGTGTACCGATAACGGTACACCATAAGGGATTGACAGCGTAGGCAAGCGAACAGGCGACGGACGAGGGTTTGGTTTTGCGGCCGTGACCAGGGGTTTTGCGGCCGTGCCGGGTCCGCGTGCGTTTGGCATAACCCCAGGTCAGAAGGGGGATGCCTATAGCCCCCTTGACGTTTCCGCAGGTCAAAGGCCGAAGGGATCGGCGAGGTCACACGTTTAAAGCCGAGCGTAACACTCCTCATCAGAATTATACGCGCGCGCAGATAATAAGTGCGCAGCTCAAGCCCACACCCGCGCACGCTCCCCGCACCCGCGCATAAGCGCACATGCACATGTGAAAAGGCCTGTCAGGACGACAGGCCCCTGATGTGGTACAATTGTCAAAGAGGCTAAGACCTTCCGCTACGTGCTCGCGGCGATGCATGTTGCTTTGCCGAGTTTCAGGCATCACCGCGGGCGGTTTCTTTGAATCGCGTGAAAGAGGCTGCCTTCATTTGCTAGTCCGTCGCGGCGCGTGTTACTTTCCAGGGCAGCAGGCGTCGCTACGGGCGCTTCTGCACAATCAGCCGCCTACGCCAAAAACGCCTCGAGCTCGGACTGCTCCGCCGCAGTTCCCTTCAGCCACCGCATAATCGAGCTGAACAGCACGCCCTGCTCGGTAATCAACTGGTGGCGCTCCCTGT